GCACGCGGCTCCCTGACGATCACCTCGCTGGCCGAGGAGTCGCGGCCGCCCGCGTCGAGCGCCGAAGAGCCGCACTGACGGCAGGGGGGGGGGGGGGCCCCCCCCCCCCCCCCCCCCCCCCCCCCCCCCCCGGGGCGCGCGCCGCGCCCCCCCCCCCCCCCCCCCCCCCACAAAGCAGAAGAGGGACGCCGGAGCGTCCCTCTTCCATCGGCCTTGCCGAGCCGGGCCCAGCCTCGCCCTGCCTTGCCATGCCGAGCCAAGCCTGCCTTGCCGTGATCCTCGCCAGCGGGAAAAGGCAGCCCCGCACCGCGCCAATTACTTGTTCTTGGTCTGCTTCCCGCCCTTCGGCGGAGATCCGTAGGAAAGACCGAGATCAACAAGCTCCCTGATCGCCTCTGGTCTTGAATGCTCGATGAACTGCGCGTCTCGCCACTCGTCAACCTTCTTTAGTTGATCAGGCAGCACCCGGAGGTGAATTGAGGTGCCGCCAGTAGGTGGCCGTCCCCGTCCTCTTTTTTTTCTCGTACCGCTTATTGACTTGGCCATAAATAACGCGTACCACATATTATGCGGCTCGACAAGGTGCTTGTCACACCCTGCCGAGCCTAACGCCAGCCAAGGAGTGACCCATGGCCAACGCTGTTCACCAAGCTACCACGACTCTGCCGGCGTCCCCATACGCCTCAATGGACATTGAGGAGCTGCGCACCGTTTATACCGCAGCCCATGCGGCGTCCGCCGGACTCCTCGGCATCTTGAATCGACCCAGTTCAAAAGGGCATTTCGAAGAAAACGAAATGGAGCGCTTTCACTTGATCATGTCGGCGGTCGCCGCTGAGATCGAGTGCCGTCCGCTTTCAACAAGCCACGAGGCGGAACTCGCCTTCGAGGTCCTGGTCTCCTTTTGGGGTCGTGATTGCGGAGAATATGCCAAGGCCACCGAAATCGCGGTTCGGCTCCTCCCGCTGATTGTAGCGCCTCCGCGCGCAATTCAATGACATGGAGCGCATGATGGCCGACCCAATTCAAATCACGCTGCCACCGCTCAATCTACAAACGATGCAGGTCACCTTGATCGGCGATAGTCCGCTGATCTGTCACGCTTGGTCGGTGAAGGCAAAACGAGCGATGCTCGACAAGCAGATGAAAAAGGCGCGGCCGGCGAAGGCCGCGAAGTCGCCAGAGGACGATTTCGAGGCGTCACTCTACAAAATGGAGGATGGCCGTTACGGCTTTCCTGCCGTTGCTTTCAAGTCCGCTGCCGTATCCGCCTGCCGCTTTGTCGAAGGCGTGAAAATGACGGAGGCGCGCGGCGCGTTTCACATCGAAGGCGAGCTGGTGCTGATCGATGGAGAGCCGACGTCGCGCGAGGATATGGTTCGGGTCGGGATGGGCACTGCCGATATTCGCTATCGCGGCGAATTCAAGGAGTGGCGCGCCGTCCTGACCATCAAATTCAACGCCAATGCTGTTTCGCCGGAGCAGATTGTGAATCTGCTCAATACGGCGGGCTTCGGTGTCGGGGTTGGAGAATGGCGACCGGAGAAAAACGGTTCCTTCGGTCGCTTCCATGTAGCAACAGAGGAAAGCCAATCATGACGACAGGACGTGCATATAGCTGGAAGCCACGCGTCCAGTTCCCGGTTGATCCGCAGGTCGCGGGCGAGGAACTGGACAGAATCCGCGGGCATAACTCGGGCGAACTGAGCCCAGAAGCGGTGGTGCAGGCCGCGAAAGAAAAGAAGTCGCCGTTGCACTCGGTATTTGAATGGGATGACAAAAAAGCAGGTCACGAGTTCCGGTTGCAGCAGGCCTGCGTGCTGATCCGAAGCGTTGTTGTAACCATCACGCCGGTCGAAGGCGGAGAGAAGTCCGAACCAATGCAGGTTTCGGTGAAACGTGAACCGCGCGGCGGCGGCACAGCGACGGCGCAGATCATCCCACAAGAAGAACTGCACCGCCGCAAGGTGGACAGAGGGTGGTCTGCGCTTGAAGAGTGGCGCTCCGAATATGGTTCTCTGCCGGAGTTCGTTGGCGTGAACGCCGCGCTCTTGGGTTTCATGGCGGCGCGTGATGCCGCTGCCGAAGCAAAGGCGGCGTAACGAGTAAAGCGCGGAAGCCGCTAAGCGGCTTGGCGAGGATCATGGCAGGCGAGGCTAGGTGAGGCGTGGCCGGGCGCGGCGTGTCGCGGCTTGGCGAGGCTAGGCTGGCAAGGCGAGGCCGGATTGAAGGGGGACGCTTAGGCGCCTCCCTTCTTTCAACAACGGTTATGCGTATGCGTGTTCCGAGTGCTTCATTAGAGCAGGCGCTTGTGCTGATCGTGCGCCACATCGTGGGCGAACACGTCACCATCGAATTTCCCAATACGATAGCTGTTCCAGATGGTGCCGCAGGCGCATGGGGCTCTAGTGGCCATGGCATCGCAACTGCGGCCGGCGTCTACCTTGGCGATGAGCGCAAGATACGGATAGCGATGAATGATAGGGACTATCGTTCGCCAGTTCGCGCGGCGCTACACGAGTGCTTCCACGCGGTCGAGGACATACTGCTAACGGATAAGGAGATGAGGAGTCTGGAACGGCAGCACGACAAATTCCGGCGCATTGCGCAGGCTTACGCAGACCTCACCGATGCGCAGTTGAAAGACCTGGACAAATCTGAGCTCAGAGCAATTGCCTTTGAAGCCAACCCGCGTTGTTGCAAGGTGTTCAGGTCGGTGCTTTCCGGCCAGATGGCCAAACGCTACCCCCTTTTAATCAACAGGCTCCGGCGGTAGGCTTCCTGCGTTCACAACGCTGGGTCAGCCGACGATGAAGCATCCCCTGTTCGGGCCAATACTCGCGCTTGCGCTGCTAGCGCTCGCCGCTTTATTCATAGACATTCCAGCCATCGGCCTTGTCGTTTTCCTTGTTATCTTTTTTGGGGTGGCGACTTGGATGTCCTTGGATCGGTTGCATCAGAAGATAGATACGTCTCTTTCGCAACGGCCGCCCGCTGAGAAACGGTAAATGAGTACTAGTCGTATCCCTTTTTTACTTTACTCAGCACTCGTGTGGTTGACGATTGAGCCGTGGTGGTCAGTTGCGCTTATCATCATCGGTGCGAGCTGGTACCGGTCCGGTAATAGATTTCAGAAAATCAGTTGGCGATATTACAATACCAGATTCCTTGAGGGAATTCGCGAGATTGCGCGAGGCTAGCGTCAAAAGAGCAATTTTCGGCGTCGTCGGTACCCCTGCCGCAACTTCGTATCTCTTCGAAAAATCCGCAACTGCGCGCGCCGTGGATGGCTTGGCAAGAACGGTCGCTAGCTGCCTAGCACTGAGAACCGTCCCAAGCATTGCCAGAGGCGTGACAACGTCGCCCATCAAGAGCGCCGTGCCAGCACTGCCGATACCGATGCCACCAACTGTATTTTGGGCCGTACCTGACGGATTGGAAAATTTTTGAAGTTCACGAAACCTGCTAGATACTCTGGCGATGTCGTCCAGAGAATTCGCAAGATCCCTTTGCGCCCCGGAACGAAATAGCATGGCGCGGCCATCTGAGGACAGTTTGTTGTAGGCCGTCAGAAATCGCTCAGGACTAAATCCGCCGCTGTTCAGAGCTTCCGGCGCTCCCTTGGCGGCAGGTGATCGCCCCAACTCTGCAACAACACCCGACGCAAATTCATTCCAATCATCTGTCCCAATAGCCTTGCGCGCCTGGGCCAATCGTCGAATGTCAGCCCTGGACGTGCTGGATGCCATGGCAATCAGGTGCTGAAACACCTTCTCGGCGGGCTCATCACCGTTTTTTCCGATGATCTTAGCCAGAGCTTCCCGCCTATCCGAAATTAAGCGATAGTAAGTGTTTGCTCGGTCGAAGGCGGACTTCGCGGGGACGCCACCGGTCACGCTGACCGTTGTCTTCAAGTCATCCGACAGCGCGGAATATATTTGCTTGAGTTCCGCTTGCGACATTCCTTCCGGGAGAACGCTCCCCTTGAGCATTTCCCCGACAGCAGAGCGCAAATCCTTCAGTCCTTGATAAGTTAGCCCCTGCGGTCGCTGGATGGCTTCGAGCACTGTAGCAACGGCCTTTGACCCTTCGCCTAGTCCCGCTTGGCCGCGCCGCGTCATGATTTCCCTGGCAACACCGCCGGTGACCTCAAGAGGGACAGTGCGCGAGCCATCAACCAGATTGTCAACGCGGTCATATAACTTCGACGCGCGTTGGGCAGTTACTCCTGTGATGTATTCGCGGATTGCTGTCCTCGCGGCATCACCGCTACCGACAGTCGTCCCGCCGCCATAACCGGCTGCAACCTCCGATGCCTTGTTGCCAAGTTGGGTAATGGCTTTTTCGGCGCCGGCAACCAACGGATCGCCAGCAAACGGAACGTTTCTAACGGTAGCTGCTGCACGCTGCACAGGCATAGAGTCGGTAGTGATTGCCCGAGGAACCTGAACCGGCGCACCACTTGCAGAAAGCCTTTCAGCGGCGGCGGTAATTTCCTCGCCTGGCCTCGTCGCGCGTGCGAGTCCCACGGCCGGCCTTGCGGTCGGGGCTCCAGCCCCCATGCCTGACATCAATAGTCGCCCCAATGCAGACAAGGCACTTTCGTCTGTTTCTGGGGTGCGTGTGTAAAGTTTGACTTGGTTGTCGGCTGGGTCTCGGAGAGCGACGTGCTTCTTGCGATCTGCCGGAGCGACATGTCCGGTCACCGGATCGCGGTACATGATTTCGCCAGCATCGCTTTCGTGCAAATCAGCAGAAACAATGTTCTTGGCATGCGCCGATGTAATCGGGGTAGTTAGCTGGCTCGCCGCAGAGCCTTGGTTGAGGAAGTCGATTTCCAATCTTTGCCCCGGAGAAGTCGGCGTTCCCACAGGGGCCGCTACCGGCTGAGTTCCGGCCGCAGCTAGCTTATTTGAAAACTGCGGCGTAGGGGCGATGGGATCATTGTTCCACCAGCCAGTATTGGGCGCGCCAAGCGCTGCCGGCGGGACGTTCGGCACGGATGGGGCGACCATCGGCGGAAAGTTCTCAATGGTCGCAACTTTCGCCCGTGGCACGAACAACGGCAATTCAGGAGCACCAGGCTGGGCTACTCCAAGAGGCGGCGGAGCAGGCTCCATGTCGAGCGCCGGTTCCTGGCCACCGAGACGGGGCATGATCCTGTCTTGATCACTGAAACTCAACGCGGCGCTCGGCAGCGTTGTGGTCTGCTGCTGTGGCGCATCGCCAACGACAGGACCAGCGATAGGATCGGCTCCCCACCAATCTCCCTCGCCGCCAAGGGGCTGGATGCTGATATTTGGCATCAGCGTTTTACTCTCATGACCCCATCAGGAGCCGTATACGACGAGCCCGGAGGAAGAGCATCATATTGCTCTTTGCTTATCCCACGAGATGCTGGGGGCGGGACCGGCGCTGTAGGGCCAGTGCCGCCGCGGCCTTTCGCCACCATTTCCATGGTGGATTTGAGCTCGCGCTCTAGCTGACCAACCTTAGACAGCAACGTTTCAGCGCTATCATTCCATTCTGGTTCGTAACGAGCGACGTAGTTTTTTGCTTCCTGCAAGTTCATGCCGGCGCCCGTGAGGTTGCGCAGCAGCGACTCGGCACCAGATGAAATCTGCCGGCGTAGTTCTCCCGGCTTACCAATATTAAGCCTTGCCATAGGGCCATCGATCGGCCCCGTCACCTCGCCCGCTTGAATACGTGACCGGATACCAGGCTGCATCTTTCCTTCTCGGTCTGGATAATCTTCAAGCTGCCCAAGAAACGATTTTGCAAGGCCCAGCCGAGCCGCAACTTCCGCGGTGATTTTTTCCCCAGGACCGCCCTGAATGGCCTCTAATCCTGCATTTGGATTTTGTGGATCAACCCAGCGATAGCCTGCCGGGGCATTTTGCCGTACAGCCGCTTGCTGTTTGTAAACGGGATCGGATGGTCCACCGGGGATCGGGATAAGTCCGCCATTCTCAGAAAGCTTGAAGCCTTGTGGAATACGCGTGCCAGTGCCAGGAACCATACCGGCCTGGCTGCGAGCAGCCTGCTCTTTCTGCCCAGCGGTCTGCGTTGGGATTCCAGTATTGATGATCTGTCCGCTGGCATAGCGAATCATCACGGTCGGCCCCGACGTGATGACCTGGGCGTCGGAATCCAATTTGCGCTGCGCCAGTTCGAGCTTTTTCCGCTCCTGTTCGCCCTCCATATAAGTTTTCAAACCAACTAATCCGCCTTCGCCGATCGCGCCGGAGGCATACGGGCTTTTCGATGCCAAAGTGCCGAGCCCGGCCGCGGCCAAGGCAAGCCATACGTCGCGGTTGTCGTGCTTCGCCGCAGGGGTAAGACCAGCGCTGGACGGTGGGGGCGGGGCGAGACCGAGCGGCGGGCCGGCCGGCGGTGCTCCACCGCCGCCTTCCTCCGGGGCAAAGCCCATCCCACGATTGAATTTCTCCTCGTAACCGGCAACGCTGGTGCCGAGCTGATCGCGGCGCTCCGGCCGGTTCATCCCGCCTTCGCCCGCGAACCAGGCGCGGGCCGCACCGGACGGGCCATATTTTTTCTCGTAGGCGCCGAACTTGCCGTTGAACACCGCGTCCTGCGCGTCCTTGTCGGCCAAGAACTGATCAGGAGTCATCTCGCGGCCAAGAATTTCCTTGGTCCACGGGGAAATATTTTTCCCCATGATTTGATATTTCCCGATGGCGCGGTCGCCAGCGTAGTCACCACCGGTAATAATTGGACCGAGTTTCGAGTAATCTCCGCCGCTTTCGATGTTTGCGATGGCGCGGCTATACCCCGGCATTCCCCCGCTGGCATCGGCGAGACGGATCGGCTCATCGCTCGGCACCAAACCAAGGTCCGGCATGAACTCTTCGCCGTCGTCGATTTCGCCGCCGAGCGCGTAATGTGGAACAAGCCCACCCCGGGCATAGATGGGTGAGCCGAAATCACGGTTGGCCGATGCGGCTGGGCCGAGCGGCGAAGCCAATCGCGCTTCCCGATCTTCCCGCATCGCCTTGTACATGGGACCGAGCGACAGCGATTGTTTCATGATGTCGCCGACAGGATCGTCTTGCCTGGGGCTCGGTGGCTTGGGCAGACCCATCAACCCTTTTACTTTGATCGTGCTGTCGCCGGGGAAGCGCAGCAGCGACATCGCGTCTAGCTGGTCTTCGAATGGCATTCCCGACGGCACCAAGCCGCCCGAAGCGAAATGGCCCTTCCGCGCCGCGTCTTCCGTGGCGCTGCCGTAATCGACCATTTTCAGGCCGCCGAACTCGCTGACCGCTTCTGGGTTTCTGCGCTCGACGTTCTGCGCGATCAATCCGATTTCGGTGCGGGGCTGACCTTTGAAATTATAACGATAGATCGGCTGGCCATCGAACAGCTTGCCAACCACCTCGCGATTTTCCTTGGCGCGCCGGTCGGACAACGCAGTAAGCCAGCCGCCGGCGCCAAAGCCGCCGGTGCCGCCGATCATGCCAAGCCCTGTCATGCCGAGACCGGCAGCGGTTGCCCATGGGCTTGGCCCAGGTTGGGTCGTGGTCGAGGTGCCGCCAATGGCTTGGCCCGTGCCGAGCAATGTGTTGGCGAGGAATTGCGTGGTTTGGAACGGATAGGCCTGCTGCTGCTGGAACTGCTGATAGGCGGAATTGAGCTCGGCCTGGCGCTGGGCCTGATCCAACGAGCCGCCCTGCACCGCGGCGCCGGCGCTGGTCAGATAGCTTTGCAACGCCTGGCTGCCGAGCCCGGCCATTTGCGCAGCGGCCTGGGCCTGCGCCTGTGACTCGAATTGCTGTGCGCCCTGCGCCAGACCGAGGGCTTGGCCATAGCCTTGCTGGCCCGCCGCGAGTCCAGCCATTCCGAGTTGGGCCCCGGCCTGCTGTCCGGCGAGACCGAACTGCGCGCCCTGCATCGCCATGTTTTGGTTTTGATTGTATTGGCCGAGCGCCTGGCCGTAGCCCTTCTCGTAAAGTCCCGACACGACCTGGTCGCGCGAGAGTTGCTGGCCCCGCGCCAGTTCTGACGCGGCTACCCCGGCCCGATCTCCACCGAAGGCATTGCCGCCCATGATGGAGCGGTCGAGCAGATCGGCTTGGCTCCGGCGTTCCTCTTCCCGGATATTGGCGAGCGAGGCATCGACAACGTTTTTGGTGTACGGCGAACTGTATTTGTCGATCGTCGCCTTGTTGAACTCCTCGAATTGCGGGGCGCGCGCCGCGACGTCACGGGCATAGTCCGCGAGCTCGGCACCCTGCCGCTTTCCGTATTGTGCGGCTTCCTTGCCATAAGGGTTAAGCCACTTTTGAATCTCCGGGTCTCGGCCCGCGATGTTGGCGGCGCGAGCCGTGTAGGTCTTGGCCTGATTGACGTAGGGCTTCCAAACGTCCTGTGCCTTGCCGAGCTGATTGATGCCTTGCCTTTGCAGCCTTGTTTGGTCAGCAACCAGATCGCCTTTGTATGGCGTGTATTTGGTATCGGCGACCTTGGTCGCGCGCTTCATCAGTTGCCGATAGGCCTTGCGAACGTCTTTCGGCGGCCTCGTGGATGTCGTTGTCGTGTTGCTGCCTGGGCACATCTAATGCCTCGCTCGTCCACTAACGGGAGAGCGGGTTTGCGGGCTTGGAATAATTGTTGAACTTCCATCGTCGGGCTGACGGGGGGTCTTGCCGTAGATGAAGATCGCGCCGGCCTGGGGAAGCCAGCGGCGGTACAGGCGAACCTTCGCTTCGGTGCGGACCGTGGAAAACACGCCGATGACCAGCGGCATCATGCCAATCGCAGACTCAAACCATTGCTGACAGGCCTTGGAAAAGTTCACCAGCCGCTTGGCGTAGTCGGACCGGCGATAATCCTTGTGTACGAAATTCCACCGTTCATTGATGACGTTGTCGCTGCTATACCAGTCCTGTCCCACAAACAGTCCGATGGTGCCGACCAACCGGCCATCCTGTTCGACCACACCGATCATGCCGAGCGCCCCGGTGTGATCCGGGACGCGATGGGTGGCGGCATGGACCGAGGTCCGCACCTTCTCCGGCGACATGGTGAACAGCGCGTGCTCCTCATGGAACAGGGTGAGCAGGCCAAATATCTCCTCCTCGTCGCCGGGCACGGCGAGCCTGACCCCACTGGAACCGTTGAGCAGAAAATCGGACGTCATCGTTGCGGACCTGGAAGTTTTTTCATGTGGGCGATGATCTGGGCGCGGACCGTCTTGACCATGGCGTCGATCCGGCGATGACCTTCTTTCACGTCGCCGCCGCCGATCTCTTTCACCATGTCCGGGTCCAAGACGAACTCGCCGCCGGCCGTGATGATTTCGGTATCGTCGGCGGGCTCGACCTCGCCACCCTCGGCAAAATGGGGAACAGAGCCCGGCCGTGGCACGGCAAGGCGCTTCACTCTTGGTTTCTTCGGCGCGACCCCATAGGGGCCAGACTTGAGCGCTTGTTCCAGCAGCTTGGCGCCGGCCAGTGTATTGCCTTGGCCCAGGCCGGACACCACATCGGCTGGAACCACGTAGCTGTCTGGCCTTACCTTCATGACGTGCTGATCGGTGCGGCCCGGCACGTCCGACCTGATCAGGCCGGACGGGGGCCGGATCGCGGCGCTAAACCCCTTGGGGCGGTTCATGTGGGGCAGCGGGACAAGTCCGCCCGACGCCATGGCCTGCCCCGTGGCAAGCCCATGACCGTGTGCCGGATAGCCTTGGCCGAACCGCATCGATGGCATCGCAAAACCCCGTATTTGCTGCGTAACACCGGCCTCTGCTTCGTTCTAGTCCCGGCTTTTATGTGTTGAAGAAAGGCACTTTCACGGTGGTGCCGTTGGGATGCAGGACTTCGAGATAACCGGCGGGTTGGGCCGGGAGGGCCCCGGACGCCCCGGTCGTGGCGGTAGTCGATGTGCCCGTGGTGCGCGGGAACACCGCGGCGATCACGTCTTTCAATTCGTTGAACGCGATAACGCCCGATTTGAGCGCGGCAAGGATTTCATTCATGGCCGTCTCCCCGATGGAATAGCGCGATAGCGCACCGCGCCGAGCCGCGCCGAATAGTCCAGCACCGGACCCCATTCGATCCGGAATTTCACTTGCCTGGCCCGGCAGCGCAGCGGGACGAACCGCGTATTGGCGGTAACGGTGAACGGGCCGTGCTTGACGTAGCTGTCGCTCGGATAGTTGCGGCTATACACGGTGAGCAGGATGTACCCGCCAGTGCCAAGCCATTTGAAATCCGGGATGATCTGGTCGATGAACAGGATGTCGTCGCCGTCGCCGAGATCGAAATCCCCGGTCTCGACAAACGCCCCTTCCATCGCCTCGTCGTCGGCGTCGTAGCCGTATTCGTGCTGCTGGACTCGGAAATTGTCATCGACCTCGATCGGCACGCCAAAGACGTGCTGGTCGATCCCGGCGGTCCTGACCAGCGAGCCGTAGTCCCAATGCCCCGCCGTGTTGAACTTGACGTAGGAATCTATTTCGCCATTGCCGTGAGTCGAGGGAAACCGGAAAACCACTTCGTTGAACGAAGCGATGGGCCGCGCCCATATCTTGGCCTGCGCCGCGGCGCTGGGATGCAAGGGATGGAGATCGCCAAATACGATGTCCCAGACCGGGCAGGGCAGAAAATCAGCGCCGCCCCCGCCAAACCGATAGAAGCCTTGTTGCGTCATCCAGTAGGTGACACCGCCCAGCGTGGCCGTGGCTTTCGAGGCGATCAGGCCGCAGCCCGACGCCACCACGTTGAACGAATAGACGCCTTGACCCCCGACATATTGCATCAGCCAGAGATCGAGATCGGTCCACACCAGGGTATTTTGCGGGGCTTGAACCACGCCGACGATACGGGTGCCCCGGCTCAGCCGGTTCGACCCGGCACGGTTGGTGCTCGCCGCGGTCCAGCGATTGAAATTTCCGGCATCGCACCAGCGTAACAGCAGCGGGTCTTGGATCCCCGCTGACTCGGCGCGCCATGAAATGATCTGGGCCTGCGGCATCGCCACCATGATTCCGCCGTTCCGGGCCGGCGCATTGGTGATGAGCGCCCCGGCCTGCATCGCATCCACTGAATCAGGATCGACCGGGCCGGACCCAAGCGGGCCGGAGCCCAGCGGAGCAGAGCCGAGTGGGCCCGGCACGGTGGGGCTGGGGTGGCGGATCGGCGGCACCCATTGATAGAGTGGCCCGTCCTCGGGACAGAACACCGCGATCTGCCCGAAATTGTCGATGTACCAATTGGTGGCGTCGGGCAAGTCGTTGCTGATCGGCTGTACCGCTATGGTGCCGTCCGCGATTTCCAGCGCAGAAGCGGAAGTGGTGGCAGCACTCCCCACCGTGATGCTCAGCGTATTGGCCGAGAGCCGCGTGGCGCTATAGCTTCCGGCCGCCACCACGGTTCCACCGACATCGACGGAGCGCGACACGATCCATAGCCCGTTGGTCGCTACGCCATGATCGAAGAACGTCACGGTGACAACGCCGCTCCCCGCCGTGGTGGCATAGCTCGGAGTGGCCGAAACCGAACTTGTAAAAGTCGGCGAGGAGCCGCGCTGGATCGTGTAATTGTTCGCGTCGATGACGGTGATACGGTAGATTTCTCCGGGATAAAACGGCTTTCCGGTCACGCCATTATTTATCGACACGGCGATCGGAAATGAAATGGATTCCCCGGTGATGCGCCCGTGATTATTGTCGTTGATCGTGATGACAAACGATCCGTTGGTGCATGACAGCCCGCCCGACGCTGCTAGGCTTCTAACGCGGATCGGAAGGCTGACATCATAGATTGCGCGGCCGTCCGAGACTTGCAGCGCATTGGCAGAGCCCAAGATCAAGTATTTGTTGGCGTTCAGATCGGCAAAGGCATGGATGCCGCGCACCAGACCGGCGCAGGCCTGTGAGAGCAGGCGCAACCAGCCGTCGATCTTTTCGGGAAGCCCGTCGCGCCAGCGGATCAAATTGCTGGCCGACCAACTGCCTTTGTTCAGGGTCGGCGTCAGGTTGGTGTTGATGCCGGGTTCTAGGATGAGTTTCTGGATCGGCATTACGCGGCGGCTTTCCTGCGCAGTTCTTCGCCGTTCACCCCGGCCAGCAGCTTGTCATATTGGGTCTGCCACGACCCGGCCATTTCCGGGTTGTTCACCGCGGCTCCGTAGTTCTGCTGGTAGCCGGCGACAAAAACCATCGAAGCCGCGATCAGCAGATCGGGAAGCTGAGTGCTGATAAATGTCGTTGCTTGCGCCGACGAGAGCAGGGTGGGCCGGGTCATCCCGATGAACTCGGTTTGATAGGCACCGTTTGGGGTTGGGGCAATTCTCACTGCGGTATCGCTGAGCAGCGCGTATTTCGCGGGGACGCCTGTGGTGGCCGCGACCGGCCAGGTCGCATTGAGGAATGCCAGGCTGACCCGGTCCAGCGAAATACGTGTTCCCGCCTCGGGAGCGGTGCCGGCGGGGCTGACCACGTTGAGACCTTCCACGATGAGAATGGAGGCCGGGACCGTGGTGTCTCGGCTCCCCGCGGTGAGCGCGGTGCCCGCCGCCGTGCCGTGCGCCGTGAGCAAATCGAGATCGCGATGGATGCGCAGTTCCGCGTATTCGATCATGCGCGGGATCATCAGTTCAAAATCCGTATCGCCGGAGTTCTGATCGGTGACGATCAACTTGCGAATTGAATCGAGATATTCTTCATACGTCATGGCGCGGTCCTAGTAAGGAGAGACGCAGGGAATATGGGCGTAGAGCTTGAGCGTGTTGCTTTGCGTCGTGACCACTTGAGCGTCCAAGCGGTAGGTGACGTTGGCCAGGCAGTTGCCGACCCGGTGCAGCACATTGGTTCCGATGATGGCGGGCGATCCGATCAGGCGGGTCGCGACCGAGGCATCGGTGCCGGATCTCACCGAGATCGTGAAGGCGGCGGAGACAATTGTGTCGCCATCCGGCAGGTCTTTGACGAAATCGAAGGTGAACACCTCGCTTTCGGTCGGATGGATCGGATCGAAGTCGCGGCTTGCCCTTGCCATTTTCAAATCCCCACGGAGCGGACGCGCTGCATCGCGTCCACGGAACGGATGCGATACGCCGCGTTGGCCAAGGTCTGCTTGGCGGTGACCATCAAGACGTTCGGAAGCAGGGCGCCGACCCCGATTGCCGATCCCACTCCGAACGGGTTGCTCCCTGGATTCCAGATGATGGAGCCCAGCGCTGTGGTGCCCTGCACCCCGGCCATAAACACGTCGAGGTCGGCGATGCCCCCGCCGGGCAGGGCTTGAACCGACACGCCCAACGGATTGGTTTTAGGATTGGCGAGCAGGGAACCAGCGAAGGCTTGGGCCGAGACGCCGAGCGGCGCAATGAGTGAATTGGGAACGAGCGTGCCGAGCCCCACGGTGCCAGAGGTTCCGGCCAGTGCTTTTTCGATAAGGAAGCCATGGCTTCCCGCCGATGCAGTGCCGGCGACACCGCTGATCGATACTAATTGGCCGAGCAGCATGGCAGAGGTGGCGGCCTGCACCGCGACGCCGGAGATCGGCACGTTGGCGTCGTACTGCGGTCGGTCCAACACGGTCGTGCTTACCGTCGCGGCCACCCCGGTGGGTGTGGCGCAAACATTGGCCAACCCGAGGCCGGCCGCGGCGCTCGCCGCAACGCCGGCGATCAGCGCCGACACGGTTTCATCGAACGAAGCAGCCACGGCGGCGGTGGCGGAAACCCCGGTCAGGGGCATGTTGAGCGTTGGCAACACCGATCCTGCCGATGCCGTGGCTTGAACGCCAACAGTTTCCCCGGCGAAAGCCGGGATCAAAGTTCCCAGACTGACCCCACATGCATTGCCGGTGATGGCGTTGCTGACCTGGGTCTGCGTGGTTCCGGCCGAAGCCGTGGACGCCGCGCCGGAGACCGAGACCGCTAGGTCGAAGGTTACCGCGACCGACCCAAGACTGACGGTGGCCGCGACGCCGGTTGCGAGAGGATTTACCTTGGCCTGGACGGTTCCGGCCGCCGCGGTGGCGGCCACCCCGGTCGGAACACAGGTCGGTTCCACCGCGCCAAGGGGGGAATGACCAAGAGGATAATGGCCGAGCATCCGCTTTCCCGTGAACAGGGCGGCAAACGGGAGAGCAGGAAAGCAATTATCGGGGGATTCAACATAGCGCGGCTAGGCTTGGCGGTTCAAGGGTGACCGCGAAACCAAGCACAAAACGGTGGTAACGAGGCGCATAGCCTTCCTTTAGGTTGCAGTTGTATGGTAGCAATGTGCAACCAGAGGAGAGTCCTATGCGGCTCCTCATTATACTAGGCGCTGCTGCGGCTGGCCTGACGTGGTCCAATGCAGTGGCACAGCCCGAGTCGGCCCTTAAGATGCTTGAAGAAGATCGAGCCTGCTTGGGGATCGAGCAAGCGATTGACGCCAAGACGCTGAACGCTTCGCGCGACGAGATGATAAAACTGATCTGCCAGGTCAGCAGTTACGGCGCGAAGAATTGCACCGCTGCGCTCGGGAAGCTGTACGTTCAATTTGACCAGACGTTCGCACTTCCGTCCGACCATCGCGACGAAAAATTCCAGATTGTTTGCCGATAGCTCGGCTATTTCTTGGCGGCTTTTTCGTCGCGATGGTCTGGGGCAGGCGAGGCCGGAACAGCGGCGGTGGACGGCGCCAGCGCGGCGACCGCAGCGCTCTGCGCTTTGGCAAAGGCGGCGATGACGTCAGGGGTGTGCTCAGTGGCCACGACCCGGCGGACCCGCGCCCATTCATCTGTTTTCGGGACGCCCGCGCCGAGATGCGTGAGGTTGGCGCAGACATAGGATATTTGCAGGTCGAGATCGTCACCGGGATTGACCGACATGCGGTGCCACGCCGAGGCCAGCAACTTATCGCCATCGACGATCTGCTTGGCAAGGCGAACCAGCACCGCGCCGTCGCGGCCGATCTCTACTTGATCGACGATGGTCCGGCACTGAATGTTGCTCATGGCATGGTCCTATCAAACATAGTAATGGCCGGTTTGCCGGATATATGAGGCGTTTCCGACAGCACTCCAAGCCGCATCCGAAAATGACAAAGCCTCTCCAATTTCGTAATATGTGACATTGGTGCCGGTGTTGAACCCGTAAAGTTGAATGTTGTCAGAGAGGGTGACGTTGGCGTAACTACCAAAAAATGCTAAACCGCCGGGGCGCCCGAGCGCGCCCTGAGAAAACGGAAGTCCGGCAACCTCGGGCCGCCCAACCCCGCCGGTACCCTTCGAACTCAACCCACACGAATAAGAGTAGGTCACCAGGTTCCCAATCTTGGTGTATGCACCGACTTGCTCGGCATAGGTCACGCCTGTCGGCGGTGTGGTGGATGCCGTGAACGTGGGGGTGAACGTTCCCTCCTCGTAGTCATCCAACGTATTCGCATCGGCCGAGGCGTTTTGCGTCGCCGGGAACTTGATCTGGCCCGGCGCGACAAACATCGAGGTGAGATCGGAGGCGGCGCGGAAATACATCAGCTCACGCCAATTGCCGGACGCATCAGAGGTATAGAGACCAACGTCGCCCGCCGCTGTGGTGCGGGTCGCGGCGCCCAGCAGGATCAAGCTGGTCGCGTTATAGGTGAGGGTCAGTATCCCGGCGAACCGGACCAAGCAAATCGCATTGGCCACGGTGCCGAACGACGTGATGGTCGTGGTGCCGGTGATCCTGACCTGGCGGGTCGCGGCTGCTCCGATGTCGCAGGTCGTGGCCGAGGCCACGTCTGTTTCGCCCCCGGTGAGGAAGTCCCGCTCGTTAGGCGTAAAGAACACCACGGCCGAGCCGGACAGATTGATCGCGGCATTGCCGTTGGTCGAGGCGATGACGTTGCGGGTCAGCGTGGTTCCAGACGAGGTATAGACGCCGTAGCCCACCTCGGAATTGGAACCGTCCGCGATGCCATAGGAATAGGTGCGGCCATTCACGGCGTTGGACTGCGCCGCGGTCAAAAAGCCCGACACGGCCGAGCCCAGCGTGATCGTGCCGGTCCCGGTCGTCGCCGTGGTCATTTTGACGATGCTGAGCAGCGCGGACATTTTGCTTGTCTTTTGTCCTAGATATTGTGAAAGTGGTTGCTATGCGCTCGCGCTTTTACAAACGAGGTCGAAAAACCCAGACGCTTGGCGAGTGGTGCCGAGAACTCGATCTGCCCTATCTGCGCATCTACATGCGCATCGAGCGTGGCGACACATTCGAGCAAGCGATCAGCCGACCGTTCAACAAGAAGCCGCGCCGCATCATCGGCAAGCGCGATGTCGCTATCACCATCGCTGGCGTCACGAAGAACATGAGCGCGTGGTGCCGCGAATACGGGCTTGAGCAATCCCGTGTGTGGAAACGCATCAGCAGGGGTTGGGAGCCTATCAAGGCCGTCACGACCAAAGAGCGATCTAGGCGGCCGGATTTGTTCTTCGGTTCCCGCGATCACACCAAGGCCTACCTCGCATGGCGCAACGCCAAAAGCCGATGCATCAATCCTAAGAACAGCCGTTTCGCGAATTACGGTGGCCGAGGGATTACCTTCGACAAACGATGGGACGACTTCGCCGCCTTCCTCGGCGACATGGGCGACCCGCCCACATCGCGCCACACGCTTGAGCGCAAGATGGTCAACGGCCCTTACAACAAGGCGAACTGCATTTGGGCTACGATGGCCGTCCAAAGCCGAAACCGGCGAAACAACCGGAATGTCATTTTGGATGGAAAGAGCCACATCTTCCACGACCTGTGCGCGGCAAAGGGCGTCAATCCGCGCACTGCGGACCGAAGACTTCGTAGTGGAAAATCGGTCGAGGAGGTATTTGGTAAAACAACTGTCACCAAACACGACCGGTTGGAGCAAGAGCGGCGAACCAAGGCGGTCTGGCGCTCGATGCGCCATCGTTGCGACAGCCAGAAGAATCCGGCGTACAAAAACTACGGCGGGCGCGGGATTGGTTACGTCGCCGAATGGTCCGACTTCGGCACCTTCTTGAAAGAAATGGGATTGCAGCCAGTCGGAAAAACTCTTGATCGCCGAGACAACGAAAAAGGTTATTCCAGGAATAATTGCTGTTGGGCCACACGTGGCGAGCAAAACAGAAACATGCGCTCTAACCGGCGCATTACAGTCGGCGGCCGCACGCAAATACTTTCCGATTGGTGCAAAGAATACGCAATCGACGGCTCCACCGTTAGCCGCCGACTCCGAAGCGGCTGGTCTGCGGAGAAGGCGCTTTCGACGCCTTGTGGAAATTTCGTGCATCATCGTCCTACAAACTGAAGATTGTGAATTCGATTAGGCTATACGGTAGATTGCACTAGACGAATCCGGCGTTGGCATGATGATGGTGAACGTTCCGGCCGACACGGTTTGGGTGCCGCCGAAGTCATGCACAGAGATCGCGCGGGTCGCGACCGGACCGCGCCGCGTGTTGTTGTAGATGATGCAGCCCGTGGTGGAGAACGTCGCCGAGGTCCAACTTGGATCGGCAAAGTCGATAAAGGCCGTGGTGCCGGTCGAGGTCGGGCTGACATTGGTGAGCGCAACGCCAGCCGTGGTGTAGCCACCGCCGCTCGCCACTTCGTCGCTGTTGCCGGTCACGTCGGTATAGTTGGTGGTCGCGGCGCCATAAGTGCCGGACATCGACACCTTGATCAGCGCGAGTTTGATGGCGTCGCCGGTGAAGGTCAGGGTGACCCCGGAATTGGTTGCGGTCGCCGCCTTGCTCAGCGTGATCCCGGTCGCAGAATCGATGGAGGCCAGCACGGTGCTTGCCGGGATTCCGGTGCCTGACACCCCCATCCCCACGGCAAGCCCGGTCAGGCTCGACACGTTGGCGATGGTGAACGCCGCGTTGGTGGTGTCCCCGGTCGGGGTCCGGCTTTGATTGAAACAGAACAGCGCGGAGAGCAAATCGGATTTGCCGCTGGTCGTTGCTGCCGTGGTGATCGCCATGACTGGTCTCCTATCCTATTGCTGTGCGGCCGAAGGCGCGGCGGCCCGGCTCGTGTCCTGTTCCGACTGGTCGGACCCCTGCTGCTTCCACGCCAGATACTCTTTCGATGCCGTGCTGAACCGGCGGAGAAACAGGTCGCGCAGAAACAAGACGCGTTCCGGCTCTAGAAAATGTTGGGCGAACATCGTGCCTTGCGCCGCGTGTGCCACCGCGGCGATAGCGGTTTCGATCCTGGTCTTGATCTCGTCGTCGCCTGGCAAAGCCTCATCGGCCTCGAACGCCTGAAACCCGGCGAGGAGCGGGCGCAGCAGCCGCGCTCCGAACTCGCGCTTTTCCAGAATGCCGTTGGCCTTTGTCTCTTCCGCCGCTGTCTCTTCGATGCGGATCAGATCGACGATCTCATTCGCGGTGGCATCGGCCCATTTCTCGGGAGGATGTGCGCCGCCATCGGTGACCATGAATGCGAGCTTCATGCGTCCCTCCCGTATTCGACGGGGCGTGGGTTCTCGACCGGAACAGGATCCGGCGGCAAGACTTTGGCTTTGAGGTGCCAGGCCGGCCGGTCCTCGCATCGGCCACAGACCAGAAAGCCGGTGGGGCGCAGCCCGGTGCCCATCACTTCCATCTGCGGACGCAACTCGCTGTGGTTGACCGGAACGGAACAACGCTGGCAGCTCGCCCAGGCCCGGGGCGCCGTTGGATCAACCGTGGCTCTGCCGTGCGGCCGTGCCATCACGCGGCCCCCCGGTAATATGAGGAAACGGCGGGCGCGAAGCTGAGCGGCACATCCTCGACATCCTTGGTCGAGGCTTCGATCCAGGATTGCGCCGCCTGTTCTTTCAGGTCGGCACGGACCTGTGCGTCCTGCGGCGGATAGAGCCGCGACAGGGCGAGCGCGAGCGCCGCGGTATAGGCCTCAAGGAAACGATATGGTATTTCCGCGTTCTGGCCCGACGTGATCGCGGCGTCCTGGATTTGCCGGGCCCGGTAGAATTTCAGGGTGTAGGTCGCCGCGGTGTCAGGGGATTGCCAAACCGTGATCTGCGGCGTGACCTGCCGGTTGAACCAATAAACGGTGGGCACCCCTGTTGTGGTCTTGTCCGGAAACGCGGCGTAGTCGTCACGGCTGATCGACGTGATGATGCGGTCGGTCCCCGGCGTTCCGGTCGAAATATAGGCGGCGAGAATGCCGAGGGTGCGCGCCTCGAGGTTATAGGTCGCGGTGCCCGCGGTGAGGGCCTGGCTGACCAGATCGACGGTCCACAGATTAATCCCGCTGCGGTTTGCCCATTCCACCTGCAACAGGTTGGCGCACTCCTTCGCATCCGAAAGATGTTCGGCGGTCAGCGCTGAGCGCCTGATCTGGCAACGGCCGAACGCCTGAATGATCAGGTCCGACAGGGCCGGCGCGTAGGCATATGTCCCGCTGGATGTCATGGCTCAGCCACCCTGCTGAATGCCGCGGGCCGACGCGGTGCCGGCCCCGGAATTGATTTGGAGTCGCCATGCCGTGACCGGGAAGGTGATCTGGCCGTCGGTGTCCGCGGTCTTGCTGGCCAGCGCCGTGACGTTCCATGCCTTGAGCGCCGCGCTGATCGTGGGTGACCGAAAGCCGAACGGATCGGCGTCGAGCGTGTATTGAACGGTGTAGTTCACCGTGCCTGACACAGTGGTGCCGATCGATAGGTCGGCGAGGGGACCGTAAGGATTGGCGGCGATCCAGCGGGTCGCGCCGACCCCATTGGTGCCGACCTTGACCGCGCCGGCCGTGGCCGCATCGACGGCGACCCTGGTCACCGTTTTGAAATCGAGCAGGGAAGTTGCCGCGGCTCCACTGGCGCCGGTCACCGCTTCGCTCTGCGCCGCGCCGTCTTGATTGGTGCCATAGATCGTGAAGGTGCGCGCCGTGTCATCGGCGGCGGACGTGATGATGACTCGCCTACCGGTGTCGAGCGTGGCGACGCCGCCCGTGGCCAGCGCCCCAGCAATGGTGAGATTGCCAGCGCCGGACGGGGTCTGCGAGGCAGAAACCCCATCGTCATCGGCTGCTGCCAGAATTTTTGTCACCGTGATGGTCTGAGCCATGACAAGCCTCTAAAAGTAGTTAGGCCGGGCGGGTCCGCGTCCGCCCGGCCTAACGCATCATCTCGTCCTGGCCCCCGGACCCGGTACCGCCGCTCTCCCAAGCTTCGGTCCCAAGTCACTTTCCAACACGAGACAAACCGGACATATCCATTCGCATCGCTACGCCGGATCGGCTGCGGTCCAGCCACCGGAGATCACATTCATGTTGCCGCCCCACTCGTCGTTGGTACCGGCGAAGTAGCCGCCCACGTTCGAGTAGGTGCCGTACAGGCTGTTTTCGGTCACCACGTTCTCCGAGCCGGAGCGCAGATCGATGCCCGCCGTGGTGAACTTGCCGAACCTGTTGCCCGAGATCGTGGCGTAGTTGGTCGGCATCACGATATGGCTGGCGTTGCTGTTGAACCGGTTTCCCTGGATGATGTAGAAGTTGTTGGTGCCGATCCCGGCCCCGGTCGTGTTCAGCAGCGACGCGCCGGTCGCGCCGAAGAAATCGTTGTTGTCGAGCACGACTTGGCTAAGCCCGCCCTTGAACTCGATGTGGTTCTGACCGGCCACGAATTTGCAGCCGGTGATCTGGGCGTGCGACGCATCGCGTTCCGCATCGTCGGCACCGCCGTCACGGAACAGTTGCACCGCTGCGGCATCGCTCGGGCCGTCGAACAGGATGTTGGCGAGCTTCCAGCCCTGTTGCTTCACGGTGAGAAGCGGGGTGGCCGCCGTGGGTGAGGACGGGGCAACCCAGGTCGAGCCGGTCGAGCCGCGCTTGCCGTCGCTCTCGGTATGATTGTCGGCGTGCCTGGGCCGGTTGGCCGCACCGATAATGGTGACATCGAACACCCCGACCGGGGTGCTGAGCTGCTCGGCGATCTTGCCGCGGGTATAGATCACATCGCCGGAACGGATCACGGTGAACACTTGCGCCATGGTCTTTAGCGCTGAGTCCGGCGATCTGCCGTCACCCCCGTTGCTCCCCGACTTGGCGTCGAGAAACCAAACCTTGGCAAAGGGCGAGATGCCGGCGGGTAGCACCGGCACCCCGAAGGAAGTAACGCCGTCCGGAAAATTCGTGGTGGCCATGACAAGCCCTCCCTTTAGTTGGTGGGAAGGCTGCCGTAAGCGGCCCGCCAGTCGTAGTAGGAGAAGCTGTAGCGCTCGCGACCCTTGACGAAGAGATTGTCGGTCAGGTCATCGACCCACATTGAGGTCTCGAACGCGACGCGCTCCATGTAGCTCAGCCCATCGACATCGGTGATGAGGAACCAGGCCCGATCCGAGGTGAGGAAGTTGTTGACCACGTAGTCCTTGAGACCACCCGCCACGAAGCGGATGGCGTTGACGTCGTTGTTGGCCGTGCCGGGCCGGAGCTCCGACATCAGGAGGCGCACCGCGACCTTTTCCAGCGCGACGGGCAGCACGAGCTTCTTGCCGCGCGCCGGCATTTTCAGGCCGCGCTCATCCTTCCAATTGTTGGGGATGGCTTCTTGCGCCGCGAGCAGGGTGGACTCGTTGAGATCGGCCTGCACCGACGGGGTGTTGGCGATGGTCGATCCGTCGATCGGATGATCGGTGGCGAACAGCGCCTTGCCGTCGCCGCCCACCGTTGAGTCGCAGGTCGTGCCGGTGTTGAAGATGTTGGCGGCGTAGGTCTCTTTGGTCTGCGAAAACGAGCGCTGCAGGCCGAGGTTCGTCGGATTGAACTGCGACTTGTAGAGATTGTCTTCCACCGACTGCCGGGTGATGACGTAGCCCAAAGAAATCTCTTTGTGCTTTTGGTTGTAGCGGTAGCGCTGACCGGCGTTGACGTCGATCTGGGTCGCGCCGCCGTCGGCCTTCTCGCCCGCGAGCGGCAGGAACGCGACCTGCACCCGGCTTTCCTGCGCCATGGTCGAGTTGCTTTTGGTAAAGCCGCACTGCGCCCACTGGCTTGGCATTTCCTTGTATTTGCCGGTGACCTTGTCGAGGCCTGGGGTCAGCAAATCGCGGATGGAGTGAAGAGAGATAGGCATGGTTCATTCCCCGCGTTAAATGCCGGCCATCTGGCGATAGAACTGATCGTTCCAGCAGACGATGACCCGGTTGTAGGAAGCGGTGTGGTCGGACCCGTTGCCGACCCCGGGCAGCAGCCCGGTGATCCGGAACGGCAGCGTCGTGGTGACGCCGAGCGTGCCCTGATCGAGCGAGGCGCCGGATTGTCCGGATGTGTCGTTGCCGGTGCCGAGCGCGTAATCCGCGTTTTGCCCGATGTCGGCCAGCGTGATCGCGGTGCCCGAGGATTGCACCTCGAACAGCACGTTCGGATCGTCGATGATGCAGGCGATGGCGTCTATCGCCGTATCGGCGGCGGGCCAGCGCCAAGACCAGCGCCAAGACCCGTATGAGGTGGAGAAGTAATTACACCCCATGAAAATGCCGGCGGTGAGGTGGCCGGTTTCCCCGGCCGCGCCGCGTGCGATGTAACCTGTGTTGAGGACTTCGACCGGGTCGCCGCGATAAATCTTGGTGCCGTAGGCAGCCGCGATCTTGCGTTCGGTCGTTTTGCCGGTCCATGCCGCGCCGTCGAGACGGCCGATCGGGCTGAATCCGTTTGGGGCGTTCGTGTTCGCCATAGCCAGGCCCCCGTTAAGGGTTGCCGGACCTTGGCGAGCGCCGCCGCAGCTCCGAAAAGTTTATCTGGTTTGGGTTCTGCCGTTCAGCGCGAACGGCTACACTTTTGTCTTACCGTCGCCGACTAGTCAGGAACCACCATGGGCTCCACCGTCGTGCTGACTTTCGCTTTGGTCCGAGGCAAACTGCCATCGGGGGTCGCTTCCAACTGGAACTGTGCGGCTCGCAAAGCACCAGTCGCACGTTGATAATCCTCCGCCTTGGCTTCCTCTGTCAAGTGGACAGGGCGCTCCATCAGAATCATTCCGTCGATCTTGATCGCTCCGGCCGTTCCTTTCGGAGCAAATAGAGCGGGAAACATGGAGTGATCGCAGGGTCGCCAGCCTTGCTCGGCGAGATCGCGCGCATAGTGATAGTCAGGCTTGCCCATGACCTCGTCGCGCTTCCACTCGATGGAAAGCCCGGCTGGAATCATTTCAACGGGAATATGAAACTTGCTGTGGACCTGGGTGCCCTGGCGCCGGCGCGTTCGTTCGCCCTCCTCGGCGCGGATCGGCTCGCGCACCGGTTCATCGGCGCGTAGCGGCTCTCTGGTCTCGTCCGGGTCTCGAAGCTTGGGCATCGCAGTTCTCCTTTAATCCGTTGTTTTTGGTCACGATCATCTCGATCTCCCATGGCCACGCCTTTAGTTTGGCCGCATCAAGAAACCAAGTGCCTATGGTGGTCAAAACGAAGGCTGCAAATATAAAAATCGTCTGAACGCTAAAGACATGCCACTCTGGCAATGCAACCATAACGCAGGCCCAAGCCGCAACACCGAAGCTGTAGCCTACGATTGTCTTGAGCATCTTTAATCCAATGCTGAGCGGGGCAGCCGGCCTTCGTTGACCGCCTTGGCCAGATATTGACCGTATTCGGCCTCGGTCATGTCGGACATAGCCGCGGCGGCGCGATGGCGCGGCTTCAACGTGATCGTGTTTCCGACGATTTGTGGACTCCCGTTCGGCGCGGCCCGGCTGACCGGAGCCGCCACGCTTGGCGCCGCGGCGCGACGCTGGGCCGGAGCGGCCGGCACAACAGGTGGCGCCGGCGGTGGAGGCGGCGGCGAGGCAAGGCTAAGCTGTTCCTCGATATGTGCGAAATACTCCGGGCTATCCGGCACCAACTCCTTGGCCAGCGCACCGTGATGGGCGCGCAGCACGTCAGGGGCGGGCGAGCCGTTCTGTTGCAGCTTGTCGGGATGGGCGCGGAACCATTCACGGGCGCGCGGCGAATAGGCCTGCAACGCGCGTTCAGCCGGATCCTCTGGTGCTTGTTCGGCACGTTCCGAAAATTCCTTGCGGCGCTGCTCCCATGTCGATTTCTCATTTTCCAGCCGGTCGGCCTTGGCCGTGGCCCGGCCAAGCTGGGCGTTGACCTGCGCGGCCTGCTTGTAATCTCCGGCGCTCAGCGCTGCCTCATACGAAGCGGTCAAGCTATCCACTTCTTTTTGTGCTGTTTCGACATGCGTGGTCAGCAGCATCTCTTGCATCGAGATGCCGCGCTCCTGCGCCTCGGCGGCGAGCCTGGATTGCTCCTGGGCCAGCGCAACCGCGGCGCGCTCCTTGGCCTTGGACTCTTCGGCCTCCCGGGTTTTGGCGTCGAGCTGACGCTGGATTTCCTCGAGTCCGACGACCGGCGCCACCGGTTCTGGCCGGGCCACGGGTGGGGCAACGAGACCGTCTTCACCTCCTTCGGTCCCGGCCGCCTCGGGTTGATCTGGAATCAAAACCTCGACGTCTTCGCCTTCCGGCACGTCGGGGGTGAGGACTTTGGGCTCGGCTGCGGCGGCGGTCGTCATGGGAGTGACCTCAGTAGATGATGTCGGGGGAATCGAGAATGCCGCGAACCTGGGTGTCCACGATCATGCGGCAAAGCTGCTCGCCGATCAGGAGCGCCCAGCCATCGGAAGGCTTGATGCAAATCCATTGGCCGATCTCGACGGTCTGGCCCTCGAATTTGTTGTCCTTGTCGTCCTTGAACGCGAGCGGGCCGAGGCCCACGACTAGGCCAACCTTGCCCTGAAACCGGTCTTCCTGCCGGCTGCGCTCGGTCAAGATGATCCCGCTGGCCGTCTTTTCCGGTCGCTCATAGACCGCAATCAGGATGTTGTTGAGCACGACCTTGAACCCGGAAAGGTTCTTCAGCCGGCCCATGATTTCTTTCTTGGGGTCGGCGTCGTGCGCCATGGTGAGTGAGCGGGTGGCGAGAGCCATGCGGAGCTACCTAATTTATTGGACAGTGGGTCGCTGGTCTTGGTCCGCCGGTCCATCGGCGATCCCATCCATCTTCTTACGAATGTCATTGCAGTGTCCGAGCACTCGTTCTAGTGCCTGCACCATACCAACCTGTTGACGGTATTGCCCCCAATCCACGTTGCGTCCTTGCGCCACGGCGTGGTGATAGGCGGCAAGCTCCTCCTGCACCACGGCGCGCAGCGCACGTTCAAACACATCGTCGGAGGAGTAGATTGTCATCGCTTCGCCGCGTTGCTCCCGCCCTTGGCGCCCTTCGGTACGGGCGGGATGGCCTTGCCGGGCTTTGCCCTGCCACCCCGCTTCAGGCCCATAGGCTCGGCGAAGGGACGGTTGGAAACCTGCGGCCTGCCCCGGTTCACCATGGAGGAGGAGCCGCCGGCAAAACCCTGGCGAGGATCGACAATAGGTGTCTGGCCGCCCGGCAGCGGCACGCCGCGTTGCGGCTGGCCCGGAATTGGCGAGCCGATCGGAGGAGCTACCCTGGCGAGCGGTGGCGGTGCGCGGAACGCACCAGAAGCGCCGGCGCTGTGCATGGCGGCTTTGAGTTCGTCGCCTGTCAGTCCCTGGCCGCGCAGCGATTGACGATAGGCCCCGGCAAGCGGGTTGATCGCCTGACGCGCAGAGCCAATGAGCGGGGGAGGGGGTGCCTGCCCCGCCATGACGGCAGGCTCCTGGCCGCCGCCAATAACGGGATTGGTCAGGCGCGGTTCTTCCAAAGTCATCGGAGGGCCAACGATCGGTAGTCCAAGGTCGGGGCCTCGCCCATCGGGCGGCGGAGTTGGCTCGCCCAGGGTCGGCATGTTCAGTCCGGGAATCATTCCTCCGTACTGGCGCTTGATCGGGCCTTTGGCCTTGGCTGGCTTCTTCACCACGCCGCCGCGCTTGAACAGCGGTGCGCCGCCCGGGCCGGGCGGCATCATCGGGCCGGCCGCCGGTGGCATCTGAGGCATCGGCATCGGTGCCGCCGCGACCGGAGGCGGCAACATGGGCGCCTGCTTCTCCGGCAATGCGATGGTGATGTTGGTCACGCTTTGCTTGGCGCCGCGCGCAGCGCGATCCGGTCGGGACCGCGCCGCATCGCCGCTCACCGACAGGTCATCGACCACGCCGCCATCGGCGAATCGGTTGGTCTTTTTTGTGGTGCGGGAATGACCGGCCACGGCAACCCGTCCACCACTGGCATATTTCGCGAGCTTGGCCGACTTGCTGGTGCAGCTTCCTTGCATGGGATGAGCCATGGCCGTCTCCTGTCAGTTCCCAATCGTGGCGTAAACTTGGCCACAAACCGTTGCGGTTGCACGTAAGCATTCCATGCGACGTTGGGCGTCGGCGGCATCGAGCGCCCAAATCGAGAATCCAAATGACGATTCGCCGTACTTGAACTCGCAAGTAAACTCAAACCACTTCACGCCCAGGTCGTCGCGGTAGACGTGCTGCTGCTCCGGGCCGTGCTTGCGGTCGTGCGCCGCCGCAAAATCAACTACCTTTGGATCGTCGCCCGCGGCCGCCATCTCAAATAGCCTGCTTCTTTGGGTTTCCGGCATAGCCTTGCGCCGCCGGGATACTGTCGGCATGTTGCAACGCGCTCTGCGCCAGTTGCAGCCGCTCGATCCGTTCCTTGAACGAAGCTATCCGCTCACGACTCTCGCGGTCCAGTGCCTTGTCCCTGGAATCCTGTTCGAGCTTCATCAGTTCGAGTTGCAGCTCGGCCTCGGTCGATTTGGCATCGGCTTGGAGCTTTGCCATCTGCACGGCTTGCTTGCCGCGCTCCGTTTCGGCCTGCAGCTCGACCATCATCATCATCGGGTCGGGCGGGAGCGGGCCGGGTGGCTGGGGCGGAGCAAACAGACTGTCGGGATCGGACACCCCGATGCTGTGCAGAATATCCTTGTCCACCGCCATGGCGTCATAGAGTTGCGGGTTGGCCTGCTGCAGCCCCTTGATCGCCTGGGCCTTGATGATCCGGTGCATGTGCGACGGCGTGTTCGGATCGGCGGCTGGTACTAGATTACAGTTTTCCAGGGCGGCCACGATCTGCTCGCGCTCCCATTCCCGATTGCCGCAAAGCAGCGGTTCCGGGTCTTCGATGAACAGGTCGCGCAACAACTGAAATTCTTCGCTCTGCGCCTGATGCAGTCCCTTGTGCACCCCGGCCATGATCTTGGTGGCCTGGTCCAGCATGGCCAGCGTGGTTCCTACCGGGGCGTCCTGGCGTCCCTCGCCGACCGAAAGCTCGGCGACCCCGCCGACCCGGCCCGCGTTTTCCTCGATATGCTGCATCATCGCCATCAGGCCGGGCGATGCATCGCGATATGGAACTGGCATCACCGCGTCGGTGATCGGCATCCCGGCGGTATTGATCTTCTTCGCCGTGCCGGGCGCGATCCGGAAGTTGTTGTGGTCCTGCCGACCCGTCGCATCGGATTGCAGAAAGCCCGGGAAGCTGGCGAACATCCCGGCGTCGAGCGCCATGCGCCATGCCGCGGTCACCGCCGTGGTGGGATTGCCCAAGATGTGGAGCAGCCCGATGCCATAGAAGCCCAGGCCCTCGACAAACGAGTATTTCACGATAGGCATTCGCAGTTGATAGCGGTCGTCGCCTTCCTTCCAATTGCGGCGGATTTCCAGGACTTGCCGGCTGTCCTTCTCCATGGTGACCCGGTAGGGCAAGGGTAATCCGGTGAGCACCCCGCCTTTCTTATGCTCGAAGCCCTTGAGGTCGAGTTCGCAATAGCATTCAAAGATGTGGTGCTGGTGATCGGCGGACAGTGCGACGGAGGGGACCAAGCCGGTCACCTCGCCTTCCTTTTGCTCCACCGGATTTGCCGAGGCCGGCGCCGGGGTGGTGAGCACGACGTCGCGATACTGCCCATCAATCTGCATCCGCTTCATCACGGACTGGCGCATTTTGCTTTGGTGGGTGACCCGGCCCGCGTTGTGCAGATCGACCGCGGCGTCGGACACGATCAGGTCTTTTGCGTCGATCGATTCCGATACGGGACGCCGCCGGAGCGGGCAGCGATAGACCTTCTTGAACGCGGATCCGCCAAAGCCGGTGTAGAAAAACATCCGGCGGGTGTCGGGATAATACTCTCTGGCCGTGGTGGTGAGGAAATGGTTGAGCTCGTCTTCCAGCGCCTTGGCCTGGACGTCGCCCTCGTCTTTTTGCGGGGGTTCCCCGCTCGCCGCTTCGCGCTGTTTCTGCGCTTCGGTCTTGGCCACGGTGTCGTTGCGCACCTTAACCGGGCCGGCCGACGGCAACAATTCCGCAATGGCATTGGCCTGGAACCGCAGCACGCCTTCCAGCAAGAGTGGGGAGCGCACCACGGAAATCGCGCCACCGTCAGCATTGGCTTTGGGCTCATCCAATTGCAGTGCGAGCAGGCCAATTCCCTTGGCCCTGTTCTCCAACCAGGTGGAACGGGACTGCTCGTCGGACTCGATGCCTTGCAGCAGTTCCTCGGCGACCCGGGACAACTCCATGGGATCGACGTGATCCGCGAGATTAGCGGCGTGGTCCGATGAGCCGGTTTTTTCCCGCTCGGCGCGACGCCCGGCCAGGTCGATCACCACCGAGCCGTCGGGCTGCTCGATCTGAACCGCGCCGGTGGCAGGATCAATCGTGGTCCGGTCGTCCTCGCCCGGCTCGATCCGAATGTCGAGATCGGGCAGGTCCGGCCCGGGCTCCGGCAGCTGTTCCGGCAGCGAGCTATAGTTGGTGTCTGACACCCATGGGCTTCGTTCTGCGGACGCTAGAGGAAGGGGTTGCGAGACTTGCCGTACCCACGTGGGAGCCGCGGGCTAGATGTCGCTGAATTTTCCCTCACGGATTGGACCAGCGGAAACATGCACACGACAGCTATTGGAATCAGCGAGGTGAGTTGTTTCATTGGCGTCGATTATTTGGTGCTTGCGCATCGTGATCTTGCCTAAACGAAAACCTTGCTCTGTTAGAACGTCCCAATCCAGCTTCAACGCATTGCAAATCAAGCGCACCGGCGCGGTCAAATCCTTTGATGCTGTCTGCGGTAGGGGGCCGTCTGGATGGTGGATGCACCAGAATTCATCGGGGGCAAGCGAAGCTGCGCCAGCCGCCGCCACGCCCTGATACCCCTTTTGCGCGTCATTCATCGCGGTCACACCTGATAAATCGGTTCAAGCTTCCTGCGGTACAGACTGGCCTCGTCGTCGTCCACCTTGCGCTCGTCGGGCAGATTCAACAGGCCAATGGTGCGCAGGTGGGACAGCGCCATCGTCGCGGTGTCGTGCAGATCGTCGTGCGCGCCCTTCGGGAACATCGCCATTTCGCTGATCACCTTTTCGGACCAGTCCCGGTCCGGCGCGTAAATCATCCCGGCAGAGAATAGGTGCTGCACCGCATACGTTCTAGAGGTTTTATCCATTCTCTTTGGATCAATGAGTTGCACCGCGAAGTCGCCCCTATCCTTGGTCTTGGGATTCAGCGCCAGGGCATGGCCCACCGTGAGATAGCGGCGGCGCAACTCCTGCGCCACGGAAAGCCCGGACGCCTTGGCCTCGATCAAGATGCGCGAGACCCGATAGGTGCGGCAGGTCTGCGCCACCTTTTCCACCAGGGCGTTGAGTTCAAGCCATTCGGCCCAGGCCGTGATCAGCATGACGCGCTGCACCTCGTACAAATCGGTCCAGACCCCCCAGACCGTGCAGCCCGAAGGATCGTTCTCATCCTTTTGGGTATAGGCGGTGTCGAGGCTCGCCACGATGTAGGAAAAAGCGGGGTAGGGCACCGGCGCCTTTGTCCCGGCCGCGACCACAGGCATGGCGAGGCCCTGGCGCAGCGCTTCCTTGTGGTCCCAGACCTGCCACCATTCGCGTTTGATGATGCCGCCGCCCGCCGGCTCGGGAGATTGCTGATATTGCGCGGAGTTCGAAGACGCGAGTCCCCAGACAACGTAGTTGCCGGTGGTTGTTTCGAGGCCATAAACCACTTCCTCCCCGTCCGGCTCGATGGAAACGACCTTCTCGATGCGATTAATGAATTTCGCACCAAGGGCGTGTTCGATCATCCGCTCGCGCCATTTTGTCGGCTTCACCACATGGATGAACCGCTGCAAGGTCGTGATGCCATCCGACAGCAGGTAATACCAATGCATCGGTGTGCCGGCTTCGTTCTGACGGCGGTGGCAACCGAACTTAAACCCGAGGGCCGTCAGCGATTCCTCTAATTTGTCGCAAAGCGGTAGGTTTCGGTCAGCGCCTTGCGAGAACGTGATAATTGGCGTTGGGCGATAGCCGCTGTGGCGCTTTGATAACGTAACGCTGCCTTCGCCGTCGAAAAAGCCGGATAGCCAACCCGCTTGTCTCTCGTCAGCGGCCGGCACGATCTCAGGTTCGCAGACGCGCATCAGTTTCCGCCCGACAATGGCTGGAAGATACAGCGGCCTCACATCGTGCTTTCCGCGCCGCCCCCCATCTTTTCCCCTGTACCATTTGTGATCTGGCGTGCACCTGACGACGCGACCACTGTCGAGCGTTATCCGAACGATCTTTTGAACGGACTTGCTGATAGATAGGACTTTGGTGGGGACCAGCTTTCTCCGAGTGCATACCTCGCCCTGCTTTGTGGCGGCGGTATCGGTCGTAAAGCCGATCACGGCGTCGCCGGATTGAACCGTCCCGATTGGTTTAAGCGAGAGGTCGCCCATGAGAACGGGGGACTCATGCGGCGTGCAGAATGCGTATGGCCCGAGCTCCAATTTCTGCCGCGCGATGATCGCCTTGGAAAACCGCTCGGGCCAGAACAGTTCGCCCTCGACCTTGCGCGGGTCGGTCCAGCCAAATCCGTTGACGTAGCGCCGGCCCTCGTCCCACTCCGCCGGGATGATCAGAGGCACATAGCCCAGGTCGTTGGCGAGTATATGCCCGGACACGTCATTTTCGTGGATCCGCTGCATCGTCACCACGATGGCGGACTTCTGCATGTCGTTGAGCCGGTTCGACATGGAGCGGCCAAACCACTCCACGGTCGAGCCGCGCACCGCGTCGGACTCGCCCTGCCGGACGTTGTGGGGATCGTCCAGCCTTACCCGATCGCCACGTTCGCCGGTAGATACTCCGCCGACCGAAGACGGGATTTTCCAGCCGGTCTTGTCGTTGGCGACTTTCTGCTCGCCAGCCTTGGTGACGCGGAACCGGTCGCCGAACATATGCTGATAGAGCGGGGAGGTCACGACATCGCGGAACCGGCCGGTGTCGCGCTCGGTGAGGTGCGAGGCGTAGGAAAAGTCGATGCCGCGCAGATGCGGCATGTTCATCGGGCCCCATTCCCACGCGGGCCAAAAAACACTTGTTGTCAACGACTTGGTTGCACCCGGGGAAACGTTGGTGAGAAGCCTGGTGATCTGACCCGCGGTCACCGCTTCGAGGTGTGCGCATATCGCCTCGAGCGTCCAGCCCTCGACCAAGGGGGTTTCCGGTTCCAGGATGTGCCAGAACATGCGGATGAAATTCAGCAGGCCGGATTCGCAATAGGCAATGTCGCGGCGCCGGTTGATCTCGGATAGCAGGCCCGCGATGCGCTCGCCGGATTCGCGAGGGATGACGAGGGGCGCGGTCATCCGAGCTGCGGCACGAAAGGCACCGCCATGGCGGTGCGGGGCGCGTGCCAAACAATCGCACACTCGAGAAAGACTATCTTTCCGACCCGCCTATATCGGCCCAATTCCCAGGCGCCCTCATCCGGCCAGATCACCGATCGCACGGGCATGAGGTTGCCGTAGCGCACGATGGCTGGCGCGGCGAGCGCGGCACCAAGGCCGGTGAGGAATTTGCGGCGTGCGATCAGCATCTCAGCACCTACGGCTCCCCGCGAGGTTTGCCCCAGTTCTCATAGGCCTCGATCATCGCGTCCCATGTCGCCAGCTTGGCGCGTAATTCTTCCGCGTCGATGCTGCCTACGATCTGGCCCGTCGCCTTGTGCCTAATCGTTATCGCAATGGGGATGGGCACGGCAGTTGGGTGCATCTCGATCCCGACGGTGAAATCGTGGACCGCCAGTTTGTAAGGAGGTTCTGACATCTCAATGTTTCCCGCGCCACTTCCTCAATTTTGGTCATTTAGTCACCATCTAGTCACCAGCCATCCCAAAAAAATTCCACCAATGAACGACGCAGCAGCGGTCAGCGCCATGAAAAGCATCGCTCCTTCGGGAACTTGATCTATCATCTCAATGCTCCTGCTCCTATCCAGGTCGGCCAGATGTCGAATTGGCCGGGAATGAGCCAAGGCGACGTTTGCACAGAAAATTTCCCGTCATAAAACGAGGCGAGCATGACCTTGAGCATTAATGCTCCGTCTCGTTCCCGGTCACCACGACTTGGCCCGCCGCGAGCGCAGCGGTAAATTCTTCCGTGCTGGCGTAGCCCAGCGCAGCGGCTTCCTGCTTCATCCGCTCCGCCAACTCCGGATCGGCCAAGCCGGTGAAATCACCGGGCTTGCCATGCTCAACCCGATCAATGAACAGCCCCATATGCTTGCCGAGATTGACGAGCGCGGCCTGCTTGTCATGGAACTTTATCCGTAGCGCGCCTGCTGCGGTTTGCGACACTTCCGCTATCGCGGCAGCAATTCCAGGGTCCAGCTTGTCGCTGTCGATCAGCCGGACGTGGTTGGAGAACGTTTCCTTGATGAGCAGGATGTCGCCGCCTTCCTCGTTATCCTGGATGCGCACCAGATTCCCCCGCCATTGCACGGCCTTGCTGATGTCGGCGAACGCGATCTTGGCCAGCTCCTGCAGTACCGCCTCCTTGGTGATCGCAAGTTTCGTGATGGCGCGATCCGTCGCGGCCTCGTGAAATTGTGCCCGCTTTTCAAGGAGTTCTGCGACCCGAAGCTGAATGTCAGCATTTGCCAGCAGGCGTGCAGCCGATTGTCGCGCGCCCTGCTTCGAGTATCCCGCGCCGACATAGGCGTCGGTCGATGACTTCCCGGCCGCCAGGTCTTGAGCAAAGCGCTCCCAGCGGGCGTTAGACAGGGCTGGCATTGCTCCCTCCTGTATCAGTGCTGGGCGCTTGGGCTGCGGTGGCGCGCTTAGGTTCGGTCGGCATCAGTGACGATGATGGTGCTCATGTCCTATCCTGATCTCTACCCCGTCGCCATACGCTGATTCCAGTGGGACTACGCGGTTTGCCGTTTCAGCCAAAGGTCATGGGCGGAGAACCCAGGCACCGGATCCCCGCACAGGATTCCGGTTATGCTGCGCCTGGGCTCCGCCGCGATCCGCATGTCGCGGTCGGCCAAGGCTTCCGGTGACGGCTCGATCCGCTGCGGCAGCTCGAAATGCCGGGGGCCGTTGTCCGATTCGATGTAGTTCAGCTTGGCCTCTACCTGGCTGGGCACGAGGCCAAGCCGATGCCCGATCTCGCGGAACGAGAAGCCCTGCTTCTTGAGCCGCTTGGCCTCCACCACTTCTGCACTGGTCCATTTATGGGTAAGGCGTTGCGCTGTCATTCCGTGCCATCCATGGTCTTGCCGCGCGGAACCCGGCGTGGGTTTTTAAGCTTGTTCACGCGAACCGTGGTGACAATGGTGCCGCCCTCTCTCGCATCTCGGATGTGGTAGAGATAGCCTTCGTGGTGCAGGCAGCGCGCGCTGGTCGCGTCCTTGCAGGTCAGCGCGATGCGCCGGCGCACCGTTTCGAGGTCAAAGCCCATTACCCGTTCAAGGTAACGGCAAAGCGCGTGATCTGAGACGGCGGGGAGGCTCATTCCGTTGTCCCATTTGCGTGCGCGTTGGCAACGCGGATATGGCGGGTGCGTTTCGCGTGGTGCCGACGGGCGTCGAATGGATTACGGTGAGCGAAGCGCAGGCCCCATTCCTGACCGCCTGGGTTGTAGCTAACGTGAACGTGCTTGCCGCCGGGAGCCGTGGCGTAATCGGTCGAGACACCGCCCGGCCAGGATTTTAGATGGGCATAGATGCAGCGAGGATTTCCCTGAATATCGACGGCGCGGCCAAGTGGATGGTTCGATCTATTGCCACGACGCGATACTGCCGACACGATCACGCTACCGCAGTCCTTGACGATCTCGCGTGCCTTGCTGGCGAGTTGCTGAACAACGCCATTGAGGCTGACAGAGCGATCGTGTTTGGGTGTTTTGACGACTTTCTGTCGGCGCTCACGCTTGGAGCTCTGCCGCCTGTTTTTCTGCGATGTCGATTTTCTTGCCCCTACGGGATGGTAAGAAAAATCGACATTCGGCCGCCCATACATCGAGCCGCCATCGTCCGGCCTGGCTTGCGCCACCGTAGCCGGCGCGGACCATGCCAAGCCGAGCGCAAGGCCGAGGCCCACCGCGATCTGTTTTAGTTTCCGTGTTGTCCCCACAGCAAATCCCCCGGTTTTGAAATCGGTTTAGGCGCGCTTCCTTTGTAAAAACAATGGAATGGCATCGTCGGCAGGAGCGGCAGCAACGGGCTGCTCTGGCGCGGCCGGTTTTCGTTTCGCCAACAACATCGCGTCTAGCTGAGCGCGTCTTTCTTTGTTGAAAGCCTGCTGCGCCTCGTCGGATGGGGGACTATCGGTTGGCCCCTGGGCGGCTGGCTCGGCGCTAGGCTGGCTCGTGAGCGCGCCCGAAGGTTGCGCCGAAGCGAGCGAGCCAGCCGCTTCGTTGTTTTCCCCACTGTTCACTTCTTGGGGTCGCGCGGCTTCTTGCTCAGAAGAAGTTATCTTTCTTTTTAAGGAAGGGGCGGCGACACGGTGCTGTGGCACATGCTGTGGCATCTGCCGGGGCACCTGCTGTGGCAGGGATTGAAAACCCTGCCATTTCAATTTCGTATGGTCGCCACCAATTTTGCCAGCTCGCTTCTTTTTCGCGGACAACTCTGTTTGGCGAACCATACGCCGGTTGAATAACCGCCCGGTGCGGTCGCGGCTGGCGACCCCCTTCTCCACTATGGCTTCGATCAGTTTTGCCACTTCAACTGGAGAGCCGGCGTTGGTGACGCGGGCAATCTCCTCGTGGGTCAGTGGCATCCCTCGATCGTCACAGACATAGCCGGTGGGACTGCCGACAGCCGCTAACGCCAACAAATCAATCCATAGGCCGCGCTCGACGAGGGTGAGGCGGCGCACCGCCTGGTCGCCGAGCCAGTCGGTCCAAAACCATTGCGTGGAACTCTGCGCGCTCATCGGCGCTCTGCCACGGCGGGTATAAACTTGGTTTCGATCAGCGGCTCAAGAAATGCGAGAATCTCTGGCAGGGCGACGTCAAGCACCTCTCGGGTTTTGTAGTCGTCGCATTTCGGAAAAGTGCGGAGGGCCGCAGCCTCGATCCTCTTGGCCTCTTCCGCTGATCCCATTGGAAAGTGACCAAGCAAATGAGGGCATTCGATCCCCATCGCCCGCAGCCCTGGCATCCGGCGCGCGATATTCTTGGCCACCCCTATCTTGATCGGGTGCGTTACGCCGTATGTCGTTACGCGCACCAAATACAGATTGGTCGGCCCTTTGTGAGGGCTCGTAACGTCCAGCCAGTCCCGCTCGACAGTAAGGCTCATGTCGTCGGCTCTCTTCTCCGGTCCATAGTGACGAACCAAGCGGCCAGTCCGAGGTAAGCGGCGCAGCACGCGATGATGACGAGGCCGGTCGCGGCCAGAGCGGTGAATGCGATCAGCGCGGTGCCGAGCATCATTCTGCTCCCAGGCTGGCAACAACGGTTTTGAGGTGGCGCAGTTCTGGATCGATCGGGGCTGCGACGTCTTCGGCGTCAAACCATCCGGGAAGGGTGCGGTGCTCGATCGGCACGGCGTGGCGTCGTGCCACGGCCATGCCAGCCAGCATCCCGGTGGACAATCCATGATCGGTGTAGACCACGCAGGCCTGGGCCACGCGATACCAGGCGTGACCCGCGTCAATGCCTAGCGCGCGCTCGGTGGGAACAGCATCATTGAGGATTCCGGGCTGGGTGTAGAGGAGATGCGAGGCAATGGGGGATTCACCACGGCGCAGGCAGTCACCAATACATGCCTTGGCATAGGCGATATTGGCTTCGACCCGGCCGGAAAATGGGGTTTCGAGAATGACGAGTCTCATGGCACCGCTCCGGCGAAGAGCGGGCCAGCGTCAGCAGCGGTTTTGCCGATCTGCTTGGTCATGTGCCGCGCGCCTTCGTCCTTGCCCATGAACGCGGCTTCGATCCTGGCGCGGGCAAGAACGCAGTATTCGGGATTGAGCTCTATGAGCGTGGGGAAGCGGCCAAGCGAGGCCGCGACAAGCGCGGTCGTGCCGGCGCCACCGAATGGATCGAGCACGGATCCACCTTCCGGACATCCGGCCTTGATGCAGCGCTCGGCGAGCTCGGGCGGGAACGTGGCGAAGTGGGCTTCCTCGAAAGAAGCCGTAGCCATTCGCCAGACTTCGACGTCGGCTGGTTCGTAGGCGCGCAGCAACCGATCATCTTGCTCACCGACTGCCTTGAATGGCCCGTTTGTTTTTCCTGGCTGTCGGAACGACCCTTGCTGGCCTTCGACGTTTTGCGCGAGTCGACCTTTTGTTGCTGAAGCCGTTGGTCGGCGCACGGCTGTCGCGTCGTAATGACAGCCCATCTGGCGCGAAAACATCCAGATCATTTCGTGGTTGTAGGAAGGCCGATAGCGGCCACTGGAATCCGGCTTTGTGTTCGCCTTCCCCCAAATAATTCTAGATCGCACGATCCAGCCAGCCGCCTGAAAAGCGAGCGCGATACGCTCAGGCAAAAGGCACAAGTTGCCAGATTTTAGTCCGGACGCTTTCGCTGTGTCGAAAGGCTTGTCGCGGTGAGTACGATCATCTTCGCCATTCGCCTTGGTGTCCGCTGCCGAGCGTCCATTCGGTGCTGTCGCATAACAGTCGCCGTAATTAACCCAAAACGTCCCGCGCGGCTTGATCACTCGCCGCACGCCGGCGGCGATTTCGACAAGATTGCTCACGTGCAGATCGATGGATGGCTCTAGCCCGAGCTCTCCTCGCCAGGCACCGCATCGCTGGCAGAAGGTAGAGCGTTTTTCAAACCTTGAGGCGCGGGCTTGGGCCCGGCCACCATCATCAAGGCCGCTGCCGCGAATGCCTGGAGTGAGGCGGGATCGGTCGACGATCTGCGCGCCCCAGCGGTGTTTGCAGCTAGCGGTCCCGCCCCAGATTTGCGCCTTGGTGCCGTAGGTGCGTAGGCCGTAGTACGGCGGGGAAGTCACCACGCAATCGAAATGATCCGCCGGCGTGCTGGCCAGCACGGCGCGCACGTCGCCGCAGTATTGCGTCACCCGTCCACCGAGGAAGGTTTCGACCCGCACGGTCATAATTCGCCTTCCCCGTCGAGCTGGTGGGCTTCGGTAGGGAGATCGGCGGTGAAGCGCGCGGCGTCGGCCAGAATTTTGCGCAGTTCGGAACGAGTCGGCTCATGGCGCTCGGCCATGGCGCGAGATACCTTTACGTCGATACAGCGGCGGCGAGCGTTTTTGCGGTAATCGAGGTGGTTCATGGCCGAACCTCGGCGCGCGGCAGGCCGCCGGCCTTCTGCACCGCTTTCAGAAACTCAATGTCGCCGGGGAGGGGCTGGCCGTTCATCCCGTGCAGTACAGCGGCAGAAACCTTCTTCTTGAACCAACGGTGCCGCAGCATTTCCGGGATGCTCGGCTGCGGCATCACCATCCCGCTGTTGCAGGCGCGGCGGAGAGAGCGGAAGCTGGTGTTGGCAGCGGGCACCACGCGGACGCGGCGCTTGATGCGTTGCTGGGTCGGTTGCTGCTTGGGCCGGGGAGGCGCAGGCTCCATGCCCATCATCGCCGAGGTCAGCGCGGCCAGCGAAGCGAGGCGTGCAAAACCGTCAGGCATGAATAGTCTCCACGGCGCGGCGATGTGCGGCCGGGTTGCAGGATCGAATTGTCGGAAACGCAACGTTACAAACGGAAGGTCAGGCGACGCGCGACCATCCGCAGCATTCGGAAACGGGCAGCAAAACGCATTGCCATGAGTAAAGGCCGCGGTACGTTACCCAGCGGGTGCGAACCTGCATCCCCATTTTCTTGCTGAGCGGGGCGCGGTCCGGGGCGAGCGGTGGGGCCATGATCTCGGGCCGCGCGATCACGCCGCGCGCGCCCCACCGGCGCAGGATGGTCCGCGCTTCTTTCTGCGATAGAACGGCCATTATTCTCCCCTTCAAACAAATAGATCAGCCGCCGCTTGTCCCCCGAGCGATGGCGTCGATTTCAGCGAGTATTGCGGATCGGCGCTCACGCATTGTCAGGCGCAAGGCGTGCGCATCGCGCAATAGCGAATGGGTCGAGGCCCAGATGTCCTTGAGTTGAGAAAATCTCCACCGCAGCGACCAGAACGTGCCGAACGGCACGCCGGTCTGTGTTTCGAGCCGCCGCCACACATCTTCCAGCGGCTCCCGCGGTGAGTTCATCTCCATGAGCGTGAGCGCGTCGCTCCACTCCCTGGCTTCCTTCAACATCTGCGTCGCACGCAGCCCCCGCTTCGACATATGCAACTCCAAAGCTGACACGCTGATCGGCGTGACAGCAGTGGGTGCGTGGCGATGGAGGAAAGTAGGCGGGGCGGGCAGGTTAGTACGGTTGTGCGCGTGGCCTTTGGCTGGGACAGAGCGCCGACCGTGGAGCGAGAAATAGATAATTGGCGAAGCTTGGGCGAGGTCGCGGCCCGCTTCGTAACGCGGGCGGGCGGCCGGGACGTGCGCTGTACGGTCGCCCGCCAGGCGGTGGCCCCATTGCAACCGTTGGGAAAGGGCTGACAGCATCAGGCTGGCACCTTTTCCGGGGAAAATGTTTCCAGTGAAACTTTATGCGAACGGAAGACGCCCAATCGGTCGCGCAGCGCCTCGATCACCACCGCTTCTGGCGTGACCCCGGTACTTTGCGCAAGCTGCGCAACCTTGCCGGCGATGTCGCGCGGCAAATACAGCGTCAGAGCACCGGATAAGACGAATGGATGCCCGTGCTGAGAGCGGGTGACGGCGCCGGCCGAAACCAGATTGTCGATGTGGCGCGACACGCTGCCCTTCGACTTGGTGCCTATGCCGGCCGCCATTTCCTCGTAGGTGGGGTTGTGGCCGTGCTCGGCGATGAAGGTGGTGATGAAATCGAAGAGCTTGCGCTGGGTCCGGGTCATTGTGCACCGGCCTGGGCATCGGCGCGCGCTGGTTCATCTACTGCGGGCCACATATCCGGGCGGAGCGTGCTTTTGCTCACGCCGAGATTGGCCTCATCGATGGCCTTCGCCATTTCGCCGGAGACGCGGCCGGTTTTCTTGGCTTTGTTGATCGCGGGCTGGGAAAAGCTGAAATTGCCGCTGCTGATCTTCTTCGACAGCTTCGCCTCTGAGCCGGCGTTCTTGATCGCCAACTCCAAGGCCTCGCGCGTGGCTTCCTGCTGGTCCCGCTGGTTCGCCGTCATAACGGGAAAATAACATTCGTTATGACAGTGTCAAGAACTAATGTTATCGAGACTGCCGATAACTTTGGTGATAGCCAGCAGCCCACGATGAAGTTGGGCGAGAAGATCAAAGCTGCTCGGAAAGCCAAAGGATGGTCTCAAGCCACCCTTGGAGAGAAAGTCAACATTTCCCAGGTTGCAATTAAGAAGATCGAAAGCAACGACACAAAGGACTCGCGGCATTTAGTTAAAATATACAGAGTTTTAGACTTGCCGATGACAGACTTACATTACGGAATAGTTGATTCAACCGACAAAACAAGCACCAAACCTGTAAAAGATTTGGTCGGCGACCGCAATCTCCCCGTATATGCTTCGGTCGAAGGCGGTGGGGGAGCGATCATCTTGTCGACCGACCCTGTGGATTATGTTCGGCGTCCGGCACCCCTGGCCGAGGTCAAAGACGGCTACGGCCTTATCATCTCGCTCGATTCGATGATCCCGGAATTTAAGCCGGGCGACACCGCCTTGGTGCATCCCCATTTGCCACCGATCCGCGGCGAGGCCTGTGTTTTTTACGCCGATGACGGGAAGGGAACGGTGCGGGCCACGATTAAGAGCTTCGTGAGCAAAACCGCGACGCAGTGGCACGTCGAGCAGTGGAATCCTCCCAAAAAGTTCACCCTTTCCAGAGCGGAATGGCAACAATGCCACCGCGTGGTGGGCAAATACGGTCGCCGCTGAGCTAGCGCCTTGCAGGCCGGCTCCTGCTCGCCTGGGGTGACTTCGGTCTGGCCCCGGCCTTCACAGCCTGCCGCGTTCCTCCCGGCTCCCACGCCCCCTATGAAGCCCGCCGAGACCGATCGCACCTATCAGGGGCGATAACGATCCTGGGGATAAAAAATAACATTGGTTATTGACAAGTCATAACCGATGTTATATCTCTGCTCCCGACACTCAAGGGAGCGGCCCGGTGCAAATCACCCTCGATATTCTGGCTACCACGGCACCCGAGGCCCGCCCCCAGCCGCGCGCGGCGCGCCGGTTCTTCGACATTCTGCCGCACGCCGAAGCCGAGAAGCTGAGCCCGGAAGATTTCAACGCCTATTGCGATTGGCTGTTTAGCCGCAACGAGGCGATCTGCCGACGGCGCGAAACCGGAATCATTCCGGCCACCAGCCCCGAGCATCCAGGCTACCTCAACGGCGACTACGCCATGATCGGGCCGCGCCGTGCGCACGAGTGGGGCGCATGAACATGGACCTCCACCCGCAACAGATCGGCCACGCCCTCGCGCTGTGTGATCGCATCCGCGAAACATGCGCGCACGTCCAGCAGAATTTAGAGGATGCCGCGACCGCGATCAAAGAGATCGTCGCGACGGTGAGGTGCTCGCGGTGCGGCGTAACCGTTGCGCTCAGCGCGCTTGGCGATCCGAACCGCTGTCACAAAAACTGCCCGCTGAACGAGAAGGTGCAGCGCGAAGCCGCCACGCCCGACGGCGCAAGCCAAGCAGCCGGTGGAGGCGTGAGGTGAGCGACCGCAAGATTATCACCGAAAACGTGTTTCCGCCGATCCCGACGCGAGAGTTCGACTGGTGCGCCTATTTCGATGGCGAGGAAGAGCGCGGCCACTATGGCTACGGCGATACCAAGCAGGCCGCGATCAATGACCTGCTGAACCTGACTGAGGATGAGGCTGCAGCATGACCTCCCCCTCGACCAACAACGAATCCGACGCCTGCGGTCAAGCAAATCTGCCGGTGCTGCAAATCCATGCCGGCGACGATGGCCGACTTTCCTACAAGCCCGCTGGACAGAAGGGCGCGCGCTGGCGCGGCGGCTTCCGCAACATGGGCGAGGTTTTCGCCAGTGCAGCGGAATTTGTACCGGGTCATTGCGTCGTGGATTTCGTCGAGATCAAGGACTGAACATGCACACGCTGACAACCAAGCAAATGGAGCGGATCGTCGTCGGCGTGCTTATCGCTGCGATCATCATCGTCATTTGCGCCTCCGGCGCATTGGAGACGATGCCGAGGGGGAAGCCATGAGCGCGACTGAACTAGAGATTGCTGTACTGGACCTCAGGCCGTTTTGCGGCGCCACGGACGGCCGCACTCATTTTATGCGGCCGTTTTCAATTGGCGAGTTCACCTACGCCACCAACGGTCACATCATGGTCCGCGTTCCGCGCCGCCCAGACGCGCCGGAGCAGACCGTCAAGTTCAACGCCGACGACCCGCTCAAAGGCCACGACACGATAGACTACGTGCCGCTGTCCGGCTCGCTGCCTGAAATCAAAAAAGAAGATTGCATTCGGTGCGCCGACGGTCAGATACACGACTGCCCTGATTGTAAATGTACCTGCGAAGATTGCGGAGGAAGCGGCAAAGTATATCCGCGCGCATCCACTTCGATAGGCGAAGCGAATTTTGCTGTGCGCTACGTCGCGATGATGCTCGCCCTCCCCAATATACAGGTGGCCGCAACCCCCGGCCTGGAAACCCCACTTCTGTTTCGGTTTGACGGCGGGATTGGCGCGGTAATGCCGATGCACGGCAAGTGTGACACTCATGTTGAAGTGTCCAAAACCACCGAGACGGCATGATGGGCGCCTTCAACAAAATGCTGATCGACAGCATGGAGCGCCGCTATCCACACGCGCCGGGTGCGCAGCGCAATTCAGATACCAGCCATGCCGCCGCGCAATCCATGCGCCCGCATTACACCGTGCAGCAAAAGAAAATCGCCGACTGGCTGCAAGAGCAGGGCGCCCATGGCGGGACATATACCGAGATCGTCAATGGCACCGGGCTGCAAGCGTCCAGCATTTGCGGCCGGATGGTCGAACTTTGCCAGGCCAGGGTGGCGATCATGACGAAGCGGACCCGCACCACGCCGTCAGGCCGGCAAGCCCACGTCTACGTCCACAAAGATTGCGTAACGCAGGAGGACTGACCATGCCCGACCAATTCGAGAAGTGGAAAAAGCTGCTTGCCGGAGAGCCGGTCGAGATGCACGAGAACGAGCCGATCCCGGGCTATTACCGCACCCGAATGGGCAAGGACGGCCCGTGGGTTCCGGTCGCGATCTGGAACGACGCCAAGGGCGAAACCCTCGCGCTGCGCGCCGGCTCGGTCGTGGATGTTGGTCAGGTCTGGCCGTATTGCGCCAAGCACCCGATTGCCTACGCCACCTATCAAACCGTGGCGGAGCGGGGCGAGGATTGGCCCGACCAGCATCCCGCCGTGGCCGCGATGGGACACAACGCAGGTCCAGCCGATGATTCCTTTGAGGGATTGACCGAGGCCATCACCGAGCTCGGACGCGAAGCCGAAAAACTCATCAAGGCCGGCGGCGCCAAGACCCAGGCCGAAGCCGATCAGGCCTCGCACCTCGCCAACAAAATCGGCGAATTGCAGAAAAAGGCCGACGAGCAGCGCAAGAAAGAAAAGCAGCCGCACGACGACAAGGCCAAGGAAGTCCAGCAAAAATGGCTCCCCCTCATTCAGGCCGCAGATATTTACAAGCGCATCAAGGAAGCGGTGATCACGCCGTTCCTGAAAGCGGAAGACGCGAAGCTGCGCGCCGCCGAGCAAGCCGCGCTGCGCGCCGCGGCCTCAGCGGTGCAGACCGGGGCAGGGCCGGTTGAACCGCCGCTGCCGTTGCCCACGGCAAAAGCAGGCAGCGCCGGGCGGCGCTCGATCGCGCTGCGCACCGTGACAAGAGTCGCGATCACGGACCGCGCCGCGCTCCTGGAATATTTCAAGGACCGCCAGGAGATCACCGAGGCGCTGCAAGACATGGCCGAGAAGGCGGTGAAGGCCGGGATCACGCCGCCCGGCGTCGAAGTCCAAAAAGATCAAGTCGCGGCCTAGGGAGGGCACCATGAACACCGCAGTTGCGATCAAGACAAAACCAAATCCGTTCGAAGATTTCCGGGTGCAGGTGCTTCCGCCTGACAAGGCGGCTGACCTGTGGCGCTCGCTGCCGGCGCACATCAAGCCGGAGGTGTTCGACCGCAATCTCGTCAACGCGCTGATGGCCAACCCCGACCTGATGCGCTTCGGCCCGCTGCTGATCTTCCGCGAGGTGTCAAAGGCGGCTGGCCTTGGCCTGCTTCTCGATCCGCTGTTGGGCGAGGCCTACATCGTCCCGGCCTACAACTACAAATCCAAGTCGGTCGAGCCGCAGTTGCGCGTCGGCTACCGCGGCATGTGCAAGCTGGCCCGGCAATCCGGTGGCGTCACCGGCATCTATGCCCATGAGGTGTGCAAAAACGATTTTGTCGAGTGCGACATGGGATTCCCGAAGGTGCTGCACCACCGGCCCGAGCTGTTCGGCGATCGTGGCAACGTCATCGGATACCTCGCGGTCATCACTTATTCCAATGGCGGCTTCGACTTCGAGCCGATGTCGGTCGAGCAGGCCCGTGGCATCCGCGACCGCTCCGACGCATGGAAGGCATTTAGCGAGAAGAAGATCAAATCAACGCCATGGGAAACCGATGAAGCCGAAATGTCGAAGAAGACAACGCTTCGCCGTTTGATGAAGCGGCAGGACCTGTCACCGGAAATGCGTCGGGCGATTGAGATCGAGGACGAGGCTGAGTTCCCGTCCATGCGCCACGAGCCGCGTCCTGTTACGCCGAAACCACCGGCGCCGATGAATGAAACGGAAGTGGAGGAGGTGGGCCCCGCGGAACCGGTCAAGGCCCCGACGCCAAACGATACGCCCGCGAAGGCCGGCGCCGCGCCAGCCGCCACCACGCCAAGCCCGAACGACGAGCCAACCGCTTTCATCACCTGGATCGATACCAAGCTGGCCGGCGCCACCGCCAACACGCTCGAAACAATCTGGAACGACGAGATCGCGCCGCGCCTCGATGAACTTCCGCCGCTGTTCCAGGAAGATGCGCTTGGCGTTTACCGCAAGCATGAAGCGCGCGTGGAACCCTGATGACCAAGCGCGCCCACATCTCGCTGGAAACGAAACTGGCCTCGGCGCTGCTCGCGCTGGGCCACGTTCCTTATTCCGATGCGAAGCTTATGAGCGCCCGTCAGATCGTTTCTCTTTATCACTTCGATCATGGGATTCTTCATGCGATCAAACCGATCAACGAGCCTTGGAACCTGACGCCCCGGCTGATCGCCGAGCATCGAACGAAATCCCGCAAAGACACTTCTGCGGTCGCCAAGACCAAGCGGCTCACCGCTGCCAAGGTCGCGCACGACCGTTTCATCGCCACCGGGGAAAAGCCGCCTGTCCCGGGCCGGCAGAAACGCAAGCTCAAGTCACGCGGGTTTGAGCAGGGTCACCGGCCCTTGCGCGGCCGAGGCTTTGAGCAGCGGAGGGCGCCATGACCGAAGCGATCCTGAAATATCGCGCGGCGCGCGGGGCAGGGGACCGCGGTCTGTTCCCTGTCGATGACGAGGGTTTCCAGATCCTCGGCAAACTAAAACTCGACAAAGACGTGGGCTGCGACGTCCGCGCGCGCAGGAATCCCCGCCAGCACCGACTCTTCTTTGCCATTCTGAAATTCCTGCAACTCCACTCCGAGCGGTTCGAGCACGCCCCGATCGAGAAGATCAAGGACGCGGTTAAACTCGCCACCGGGCTGGCCGATACCTTCATCGATGCCGAGACGGGCAAGACCTACTACGTCCTGCGCTCCATTTCGTTCGGAAGCATGGATCAGTCAGCCTTCAATTCGTTTTTCGACGATGCGGTTTCAGTGATTGCGAATCGCTGGATGCCGGCGGGCGTGACCGCGGAGTCGGTGCGGAATGAATTGCTCGAAATGGTCGATGGCCAGGGTGCACTCGGGAGCAAGGTGGCATGACAAACCAGAACACCACATCCGCGACTTTGGACACCCATCTTCTGATTGTAAAGCCACGCAAGGTCGTTACCGCCTGTGGCATCAAGATTTTGGCACTCTACCCGCAATCAGAAACCGCGCTCGCAGCAAAGGCGGATGTGCTGATCCGCTATTCCGAAGTACCAGGCGACATTGCCTGCAGCTTGTGCCGCAATCGCGCGGAACGCGCCCTCAAATCCAAAGGGAGGGGCGAATGACTGAACCAAAAAGCACAACGCTATCCGTGGGAGACGGCGCGGAGTTGCTGGCGCTGATCGAAAGATTGGAGAAGCTCAAGCGGCCGGATCGGGAATTGGACCTCGACATTCTGTTTGCCATTTTCCCGAAAGATCGAGCGGCAGTCTTCGAAGGTGTAAAACACATCAGCACAATGACTAATGCCGCAGGTGAACCCTGGTTTAATCCACTCGCTGACCGCAGTGATTGCCCGTACTACACCGGCTCCATAGACGCCGCGCTGACGCTGGTGCCGGAAGGGTCTTGGTATTCGCTTGGCAATCATCCTCGCCCCTACGCAACCGTCCTGAGCATCGAAGAATTTGATGACCCTTTCACGCATCCGCATCGGGGGCTGGGGGCCACCCCCGCCATCGCCATTTGCATCGCCGCTCTTAAGGCTCTTGCCGCCTCCCCCTCCCCCGGATCACCAGCTCAGAGCAAGACGAGCAACGAGGGGGAACATGACGATTAAGCTCAGCGAAGTAATGTACCGGAAGCTCAAATCCGCGCCGAACTATTGGTCAAACCTGACCGATGACGGCCCGACCATCGATGCATTGCGGAAACGCGGTCTTGTTGAACTACGCAATCGCCCTGGCGAGACAGGCACGATGGCGGGTTTTCAGTGGCGGATCACTGAAACTGGCCGTGAAGTCGATGGGCGGCCCGAGGAACGCTTCGAGGTGACAGTTTGGGACCACGAAGGCGACATCGTGAAAAAGTTGTGGGACGCGACCGACGACGAAGCGGAGGAAGTCCGCGAGCAATATGCCGATGATCCACTCAAGACTGTCGTGGTGGAGGAGAGAACGTGAAAAATCTCCCCGCCCCACCCACCCCAGAGGGGAAGTGAAATGACAAAAGTGAAGCGCGCTCGACTGTATATCGTTCTTGGATTTCGCGGGACGATGTTGCGCGACACGCTGGCAAAAAATGCAAAAGAAGCCAAACGCCTGTGCGTAAAGAGCCTCTATGAGAACTACCCAGGTTATGAAGATGAAAATGTCCGATGGCCCACCATCGAAAAGTTGGGCTGGCGTTGCGTTCCCGTGACCGTTTCCTATCGCCGTTAAAAGCAATAGCACCATGTCTCAACCGGATACGAATGAAATGACGGACCTGATCGAGCGGCTGCCTCCAATTATATGCTCGCAAGGCGGCGTTCCGTACAACAAGGCGCACCTTGACGCCAGGGATGTTCGCATAGCTGGACTGTCAGCCGCTCTCAAAGCAAAGAATAAGGAGATAGCCTGCCTGCTGTCACTCATCAACGACAGCGATACGCCGCTCACCGTCGCTTTACGAAGGGAACGTGAAGCCATCGCACGCGCCACCACCGCCGAATCCCTACTCGCCTCAGTAAAACAAATTTGCGAAGTTGTTGGGGCTGTCGAACTATGGCGCGATACCTACTCAGATGGTCCAGATGCCATATCAGCCCGCGCACTCGCCAGTGCGAAACTAACACCCGATCTTGTGCGGCAGGCCCGCGCCCTCGCTTCCTCTCCCCCAAGAGAAGGGGATGGAAGTATTAAGCCGGAGACAATTGCCTCCGCGTTTCCTAGCAGTCTCACCACTGGTGAACAGAGGCCGGAGGATGCTCTTCTCGCTGCGCTGCTTAATGTTCAAAAGATTATCTCGGAAGCTGCGCTGACAGGTTTCAACTGTAAAGATGGAGATTGGGCTGATCGCCTCTTCTTCAGCCAACAGAAAACTAGCGCAGCTATCGCTAGGGCGACAAACTCCGCCCCCGGATCACCAGTGGCCAACTCTCCGAGCAACGAAGGGGAGAAAGACCGGCGCCAATGGCTAAACGATCTCATCCGTGCTGCCGAAGCATTCCGCATGGCAATGGTGGGAAGCGGGGCACTGGATCGCACGCCGCAGGACAAGTATTTCGCGCAACTACGCGCGCTCGAACGCGCGCTCAATCCGCTGAACTATACTTTCCCCCCAGACCCAAAGCAGCAAGCGGGCGGGCCGGAGGGGTGGCAGCTTGTAGATGCGCTGAAGAAAGTTGATGACTGGTTCGCTAATTGTCTGCCTCGTTCAAGGGTTAATGGGAGTGAGGTGGGCATACGATACGGCGCGGAAACCCTAGCTGTTATCGCCGCTATCAAAGGCGCTCTCTTCGCCGTAAGTCGCCGTGGCGAGCCTTCGCCCGCCTCTCCCCCGCCACCAGGATCAGCAGCGGGGAGTGGGGTCGAGCTTATCCATTACATTATCAATGGCGAACTCACCGAGCGCGGAAAGGAGATGTACGACCGCCTAAAAGCCACGGCAGCGACCACCACATCCCCCGCCTTCGCAGAAATGGTGGAGGCGCTGAAATGTGCGAAGGAAAAGCTGACGGTCTACTATCATCAAACCAACGGCAGATACGGTGGCGGACCCCAATACGACCAACTTATTAAACAAATTGACGCCGCCCTCTCCCGCTCCCCTCAATCAGCGCCGGCCGAGCGCGCGTGCTACTGGCATACAAAATGTTCGGATCATAAACGCTGTGATGCTTTCGGCTCTTGTGTAGCTCTTGCACAGAGGAGAGCAATAGCCGACGGGGATTTTCCCTCGGCGCCGGTTAGGAAAGAGGTGGGGGAGAACGTAAGGGCATTTGCAACGGCAATCCTTCACGGCGACGACGAACATAAAGCGTGGTTGCTTGAGGCTGCAGATGACTACTGTGCAGGTCGGCCAATAGCTCCAGTTAGGAGCAATCCTAATGCGTGACTGCACTCCACTGTGGTCCTGGGTTATTGAACGCGAGAAGATTCGCGTATTAAAGGAATCTGGTGCGCCGCAGCCGTGGACCTCCGATCCTATTCTCGCGACCTACCGCTTCTGCAATGTCAGGCGCGAAGATGATCGGGTGACCATATGGGTGCGAGACAATATCCGTAAGCCATTTGCCGACCATCCGATGCTCTGGCTGATGCTCTGCATTGCTCGGCAGATCAATTGGCCGGATACGCTTGCGGACCTGTTGCTTTCGCTCGAAGCATGGCCATACGGAGAGCTTTTCTATCCAATGTTTATGACGGCGTTGCTCAATGATCGCAAAGCGCGCGGCGAGAAAGTCTATACCGGCGCCTACATGATCTCAGCGCCAGCAACGAAGGGTGCGGACAAACAAGCCTACATCGCCGAAACCGTGATCGGCGATCTATGGCGCCGTCGAGACGTTTTCGCCAAACACTTTGCCGCGACACCATCGCTACAACGAACGCACGAACTAATCACCCGCTCAAATGGATGGGGCCAGTTCATGGCGTATCAGGCCGTGGTGGACATGCGGTTCACTCGGCTGCTGAGCGAAGCGGCTGACGTGCAGACATGGGCGGCAGCCGGACCGGGGACAATCCGTGGTTTGAATCGGGTACATGGCCGCCGGGTCGATTATCTGCTGTCGCAAGGTCATGCGCTCAGCGAAATGCGTGCGATCTACAAGACCGTCGAAGCCGAAACAGGCGTGGCGATGGATTTCAGCGATGTCCCCAACATCCTTTGCGAGACTGACAAGTATTTGCGGGTGAAAACTGGCGAGGGCAAGCCGCGCGCTCTTTACGTTGCGGGGCGAGGAGCATGATTGAAATCACCTTAGCAGACCGCGCTGTCCTTCGTCTCCTAGCAGAAAGGGAGAGGTAGATGCGCGCGCTGATGTGGCTGAACGGCTGGCGATACCACTTCCGTTCTGTGTGGATGGCAATCGCTAAGAAGCATGGAGCTAACGGCCAGCCTTTCCCTATTGCGTGGTTCCTTGGTCGCTGCACACGCTTCATCGTTTACGGTCAGAACTACAAAAATAGTCGATGCTTTCGACAACAACGAAAGTTTCTGGAACGGCATCGCCTCTGAGCCATGCAAACCGTGTTCGCCGTGCGCGACTAATTCAGCGACCAAATAGAGGCTGAGAAGATGAGTGAACCAGTCGATCAGAAGGGCTTCCCTCGCAAGCCGCGCCAGCTTTCGGACATCTCGTGGTTTTACGAGCAATCAGACGGAGTGTGGGTGTTGCAACAGCCAAGCCGTGGGGTCAACGCAATAAGCACCAAAATCCCATGGCGGAAGATTTGTTCGGCTGCTGACCGCTATCGCAAGATCAAGGCCAAGCAACGGAAGAGACGATGATCGGAACGCCGCCGGCAGCGCGGTCTAGCAGACTTACTGGGCATAGCGGCGAAGTGGAGGAGGACGGAAAGTGAAAGATGTTCTGAGGGCCGGCACATGGGTCAAGCTGACCACGGAAGGCGAGGAGGCGTTTCCAATTTATGTCGGCAAAGCTGGAAGGCTTGAAGGGTACGAGCGTGTTGGCTTTGCTCGGGTACTCTTTGATGAGCCGAGAGCTATTGTTCGCCTCAACGCCTCGCTTATTGAGGCGCGCGACCCGGTGATTAAGAAGCGAAGGAAGCGGAAACTGCTTCGGGCGGCCTTCGATTTAATCCGTGGCAAACCGTAATTTCCCCCCGCGCGACGGACGCACCGGCCAAATTAGAGGATGAAGGAAGATGAACGAGCGGCAAATGACAAAAGGTGAGCGGGACGATCTGTGCCGCTTGGTCAAACAACGTGAGCGGGTTGCAAAGACCGCTGCGGAACAACGTTCTGCGGCTATGCTTGCCGAGTTTGAGCAACAAATTTCCGCTCAACACAGCTTCAACAATAACGACGTGTGGAAAGCAGCCGTTGATGCGGCTGTCGATGCCGCCAAAAAGGCCAATGAGGCGGTCGTCGCAGAGGCTGACAAGCTCGGTATCCCAAGGGAGTTTCAGCCCAAACTTCATTTCAATTGGGCGCGGCGCGGCGAGAATGAGTATCGGGAGCGCCGAGAAGAATTGCGGCGCGTCGCGAAAGCAGAGATCGATGCTCTTGAAAAGGTCGCACGCGTGCAGATCGAATCCCAAAGCGTCCAGGCGCAAACCGAGATCATCGCCAACGGCCTTAGCTCGGAAGCGGCGATAGCCTTTCTAAATAGGCTACCAGCAATCGAATCGATGATGCCTGCGCTTGATGTAACCGACATTCAGGCAAAGTTGGCAGAGCGAGCTCGAAACAAGATGGGCTATCGCGGCCCATACCTACTTGGGCAGGACGATAGCTAGCCCCACCCCAGGCAACCACGCCCGACGCGCAGGGCAATGGACAATGACCTCACCACTTAAATCACCGTCAACGGATTAGAAACTCAGAGCAAGGTGCAACAGGAGAAGACAATGGGACATCACGGTAGCGAAGGCCCGTCAGAGGAGATGCTGCGGGCGATGGATGCGCTCAAAGAAGCCAGCGCAACCGATAAAGAGGAAATGATCAAGACGCTAATGCAGGCCGAACACAATCCAAAGTTCGGCGCGACCGGCCAATACCCGGACGGCTCGCTCGATAAGAGCGACGAGGGTGAAATCGTGTTCGGCATTACCTCGCACCGAGGAAAAGTGATCCTCAATTTTGGCAAGCCTGTTAGCTGGCTCGGGATGGATGCGCGGCAGGCGGCATCGCTTGCGGCAATCCTGATCCAGCATGCCAACCAATGTAGAGACGTTGGCGATGAGAACAATACGAAGGCGACGGCAAAAGAGCACGCCTAACAACTCAGGCGGGCCCGACGCGCAGGGCAGGAAGGGATGAGAAGATGGAAATAAGAATCTATGAGATTGCTGCCAAGTTCATGCTTCGCGGCATTCAGGAATGGGGTCAGTCTGATACGGAGCGCGCGGAAACCACAGCAGCTTATTTGAAAGCAGCGGGTTTCAACGTTGAGCCTTCTGGCTACCCTGTCTTTGGCGGCATGTTTCCGCAGCAGGCCATCAAGGGACCGGATGGTGAGGCGGCGTACTCATGGCTCGATGAGACACTAAGCAGCATGCAACGCGGCGAGTTCAACAACGAGGTAATGCAACTCGCAGAGGCGGCAACAGCCTCCATCCAGGCAAAGCGATGACGCGCATGGCACCGAAGCGAGCAGGTCGATGAAATGAAGCCACGCCGACGCCCCGACAAAATAGAAAGGATGCGAGAGAGATGACTGGCCGACATAAAGGCAACCCGCCAATCGGAGACCTAGAAGCCGGAGATAAGTTCAGGCGCTCTCTCCTTAAAAAGGCGGACGATAACATCACCGGCGCGCCGCTATGGCACGGGTGGGCGATCATGGATGCCTTCTTGGCCGGGATTGAATACGCCCGCGCCAATCCAGTTTCCGCTGCCCCTCCCACCCCACCCAGCAAGCCAAGGCGGTGA